GGCGTTTTCGATGACTGGCGTATTGGTACGGTGAAGGTGAAGCATGCGAGCGCTTGTTCTTAGTGGCGGTGGTTCCAAGGGGGCCTATCAGGTGGGGGTTCTCAAGAAGCTCCTGGTAGATGACGGTATACAATACGACCTGGTTACCGGGATCTCGGTCGGCGCGATCAACGCCAGCGTTCTTGCGCAGTTTCCGCTAGGCCAAGAGGTTCAGGCGTGGGAAGAGTTGATGTCTCTTTGGAGTCAGGTGCGGACTTCGAAGGTGCGCAAAGGCTGGTGTTTGGTAGGTCCGATCGCAGCGCTTTGGGAGTCATCTGTGTACAACAGCGACCCTCTGGTGAAGTGGATCCAGGGATCTTTGGACCAGGGGAAAATTATCGGCTCGGGCCGCAAGCTACGGGTGTGTGCTGTCTCTTGGGATTCTGGCGAAAGCTATGTAGCGGATGAGCTGGACCCGGACATTGCGTCCTGGGTAGCCGCCTCGTCTTCGTTTCCGGTGATGCTCTCTCCGGTATCTGTGCGTGGGCAGTTATGGACGGATGGTGGGGTGCGCAACGTCACGCCGCTCGGTGAGGCGATCCGTGCTGGTGCTACTGACATTGATTGCGTGCTGTGTGCGGACCCGGACCTAGAAGAGCCGTTCCGCTCGGAGGGAAGAGCGGCCCTTCCGGGGCTCATGGTTCGAGCGCTGGAGTTGATGAGCAATCAGATTATGCGTGCGGACCTAAAAATTTGCGGGCTCAAGAACGATCTTGCAGGGCCGTTCCGGCAGGTCAATGTCCGGGTGTACATGCCGGCTATCGATCTCGGCGACATCCAAGATAGTTTGGACTTCGAGCAAGAGGGAATCGCGAAGATGATCGCCCTTGGTTACGAGGATACTTCGGCGTATCCGAACGGGCGTTGAATAGATCCCTTGTGGTCGAGTTGAAGCGGGCAAGACGAGAGTCGAGCCCGTTTTTTCGTCTGGGCTAATAGAATGCTTTTGTGCTTGCTCTTGCTAGAGGTGACCTAAATGCTTCGCATCTTCCACACCCAGGCTGTTGCCGGTGGCATTCTGATCGATGACATTGATGACAATTTGCCCAATAAGACTCCGCATCGGTTGGGATCCACTGGGGATCCCCGCGCGTACGTGCGAGACGGGTACGCGAATCAGCCTAAGCAACCATGCTACGTGCCGCGTATCCAGGTGACCAACCCAACCGCACCTGGTTTCATCAACCTGAATGAAACACCGCGTGTTGTATTGTCAGCCGGCAAGGGCAAGATTAGTAAGTTGCGCGCTGCAGGGTTAATCCGCGTCGTATCCATCGATCCTTCGGATGTTGTGAGTCCGACGCTCGCCTCTGCGGTACTCGATGATGATCTCACGTTGACCGGTACAACCTTCGTATCGATCGAGCCGGATATCACCGCTGTTGTGATCACGGGCGCGGGTGCGAAGACGCTGAGCACGGCAGACATCACTGCCGGGTCTGGTACAGCCTCCGCGACATCGATTGTGATTCCGGCGGCGTTGATCCCGGATGTTGCGGTGGGCGCGTCCTTCGTGCGTGTTGTTTCGAACGGCAAGTCGAGCCCGACAATCGCTGTCACCTGAGAGGACCATCGCTAGTGTGGCCTATCCGCAGATCTCATGGATCTTGGAGCAAGAACCTTGGAATGACTTCCAATCGATTCGTAATGTCTGGCGGCCGCGCAATCTGTTGTTCCTTCGCCAAGTGCAGCTCCTTCTTAAGGACATTCAGAAGCGGTACACCGAGCTGGAGCTGGCGACGAGTGAGTTGCAAACGCTCGAGCAGGCCGCGCGGTACATCAAATATGTCCAGCGAATGCGGCTATGGCTGCGACAAGCCAGCTTTGTTTGGCAGACGGATCAGCTCAAGTTTATCACGTCCGTGTCTGGGTTCTACGCGGACTATGGCGCTCTACTACGCTTGTTAAGGACCGATCAGCAGCGCGGGAAGTTTTCGGAACCTGAAAAAAAGTAACACAACAGGAGTCTAAGGACATGCGTATTGGAGTTATTCGCGGGGACATGCAGGGTCCGATCTCGATCATGGACGTGGAGCCGGTATCGCAGCACAACCCGCCCACTGAGCCTCGTGGTCAGGAGCGGCGGTTTGGGCGGCCCACTTTGGCGGGCGTGAACGCGGCGTTGAGCGCAAACATCCCTGCTGGGTTTGAGGGCACCACGGATATCTCCGGGGGCTTGACCATCACGGGCTCGAACAACGAGTTGAAGGTTATCGTGACCGAGGAGGCGGGGGCGACGACCGTGGTGGTTGCGCAGGGCGTATACGGCTCAGGCGCTGCCCTGGTGGCTGCCATCAATGGCGCGCTGCAGGGGCTTGCCGGCGCCCGTCTCAGTGACGATGGGCTGCATGTGGTGTTGTTCAGTGCCGCGAAGGGTGAGGGTGCGTTCTTGGGACTGGAGGCTTCGACCCTAGGATCGGCGCTTGGCCTGTCCGCGGGTGAGTTCACGGTGCCATCGGTTGGCTCAATCATCACCGATACACTTCCGGTAGGTGGTCCACTCAACATCTCAGAGACAGCGCTACGCACGAAGTTCGGTGATGGTCCCTCTGAGGCTCAGCTTTCGGCGTTTGCTGACTCGATAGCGCCGCGTCTTGTGGAGACTGATGCGGTCATCAAGAGCTTTCAGGTTGGCATGATCGCGGGGTTTCGGGGCGCCAGCTACAATCCGGATCGTAGTCGTCGGCCGGCCCTCACTGCAGGACCGGCGATCGCGGTTGTGCAGGACGATGGAGTCACTCCCTACGTTGCTCCGACGACCACCATTACGAGCGTTGCGGCGGCGAGCGGCGCGCTTACGATCAATGGCCAGAACCTCGGCAGTTCAGAGCACGAGCAGACCGTTGTTGCGGTCTATTCGAGCAAGGAAGGGCGGTCGTTGAAGCTCCATCAGCGAATCATACAGAATGCTGGCGGTTCGATCAGTCCAACTAAGATTGTGGTTCCAGCTTCGCTGCTTGGCGGTCTTGGGGTCTCGGGCAGCAGAGTTCGCGTGCAGTACACAAGCTTTGTTTCCGCGATTGCGACGGTTCCATGAAGCTTCTTCTTAGCTTCGCCTGAGGTCCGCGAGGGCCTCAGGCCAAATTTGAACACACGACCATCGATACTTTAAATGAAGCTTCTATCGCTTTAGCGCCGTTGCGCTCAAATGAGGACGAAGGATGTCAAAGACAAGTAAACCAGGGGAGTTTCGTACTCCTGATTTGTACTATGCGGCGTACCTGCAGACGGCGGGCGTAGGTCTACTGCGGACCGATCGGGAGGGCTCACGTGTCTACTTTATTTTTGACACCTCCCTCGGCAACATGGAAGAGCTGAAACAGGCGTGGATCAACAATACGGGTAAGGTTGCGGCGCAGCCTTATGCGTTTTCGATTCGGTCGTTGAAAGCGATCTGCCATATGCCGTAAGCAATCGCTTTCGAGTGGTTAATTCTTAGTTGAGTTCGATCAGGTAGCGGCGTTCGCGCCAAACATCGATCTCAACGGGGTGACCACTCATGCCTGCAAAGAAGGAATCCCTTGCTAACGCGTTGCTGAATGCAGTCCTGCGCGGAGCAACATATCAGGGGCCTACGACCGTATACGCCGGTCTCGTTATAACAGTTCCGACCTCGACCGCTGCCGGCGTTGAAGTCGCGGGTGGCGGCTATACGAGGGTTCCAGTGACGTTTCGAGCTGCGGCCGCGGGAGCGACCAACAACGTGAGCGCTGTGACTTTTCCCGCTGCAACAGCTCCTTGGGGGAATGTTGTTGGAGTCGTGCTCTGTGATGCTGTCACTGCTGGCACCCAGCTGTACTTCGGGAGCCTCGGAAGTCCGAAGACGGTTGCGATTGGGGACCAGCTGACATTCGCAGCGGGCGCTCTCTCAGTGACAGAAGCATAGGTGCACGATGGCTATGATAGAGGTTGAAGTACACATGCAGGGGTCCTCTGACGCAGAGGCTGTGCCCGTCCGGCAGATTAGCGTTGCGGCGGTTCTGCGTGGGCTAAGCACTTCTGAGCCTGGTACGACGTCGCTGCCAGTCGAGCCAGAGGGCCACGACGAGTGAGCCTATTCTCTCTATAGAGCGACAAGCTTGTGGATATGGCGACACGCGGCCGCATAGTGCAAGCGAATCAAGTGGTGCTGGCTCAAGCGGACTTTTTTGAGCCTGATGGCTTCACACGTGTAGCGTGGCTTGGTCCTGGTAGTATCGAAGCGCAGCTTTTCTCCAACAACACCGCGCTCGCGTGGACGCTTGTGTCTGGAGTCGCTGTTACTGATGCGCAGGTCAACGCCGGGCAGATCTATTTTAGTGAGATTTCTGTTGTGCTTGGTTTCTATAGCGTGCGCTTCCGCCCGGATGGGTTGGGTTACTGGCGCCTAGTGTTGTCTTATCCAACGGGCAGGCAAACCTGTGTCTTGGAGTTCGATGTTGTTCCGTCAGCGCCCGTCATGGACGCGGGGCTACGAGCTTCGTTCATCAGGTCAGGTGGAAACTGTGGCTGCTAGCGGAGCTTGGGGATGAAGTCGCACTACCTAGATAACCTCTACTTGAATGCGGCGCTTCGACGGATGCCGTTCACACCTCCGGAGACGCTTTATGTAGCCCTCTACACGGAGTTGCCAACGCCGTCATCGCCGGGGGTTGAGGTTTCAGGTGGCGGTTATGAACGGCAACTCGTGACCTTCGCGGAGCCGATCAACGGTCAAGCGAAGAGTGAGAACGATGTGGTGTATCCCATCGCGATAGAGCCCTGGGGTGACGTAGTGGGGTTTGCGCTCGTGGATGCTCTAGCGGGCGGTCATGTGCTCTATTTCGCAGGATTGGGGTATCCCCGTACTGTTGATGTGTCGGACCAGGTGAAGTTTCCGGCAGGGGCTCTGGTCTGTCAGGAGCGTTGACGACCCGGTGTACAGCGTAAGCAGCGAACACTCTTATCAATGTGCAGCTTAAGAGTGGGCCGCCTAAGCATTGAACGTGGCGCCGGTGTCACGTCAATCGATGTCCCTAGCTCAGAAAGCGAAGTCCAATGACTCCCGTTGATATTGCGTTTGGTATCGTGTCTGTGCTGATGCTGGTCAGCCGTTTCGTCAACTCGGCAAAGCCGATCTGGGATCGGTTTCCCAAGCCGGTAGCGGTGTTGCTGCCGCCGATCGTGGTACTTATCCCGCAGGTCGTTGATATTATCGATGACACCAAGACATGGGCTGACTTGGTCAATTACTTGATTGCAGCGGCTGCTTTGGTGGTGGTGGGGTTGTTCCCAAAAAAGGCCGATGAAGCTACTCAAGGGAGCGACACGGGAGTGACATCGTCCCGTCCGAATCCCCCGCGCTGAACAGTGCTGTATGGTTTGGTTTGGTCATCCCGAGGACGTGGGTCTTTGGGATGATAGCGCTTAAGGGGGCGGTCACGAATGGGTGAGATCTTGTTGTCGGGGACACTGGGCGGCAGTAGCGCCGCGAGCGCGGGCCACCTGTATGAGCTGCGTGATCCGCTTTTGGGCTCTAGCATCGCGATAACCGATGCTGTGCTAGTCCGGGAGACCCACGGGTTTGCCGCTGGCGACGGGAGTCTCGCTGCAGCAACGCCCGGTGCGCTTGTAGGGATTGGACAGCTCTGGGGGACAGTACAAGTCAACCGGCGTCCTCACACGGTCGCGGAGAGCCGGAAACAACCGTGTTTCCGGTGGGGCCATCAGTTTCGCGCTGGCGACTTGGTGTTTCATTTGGCGGCACCGCCCGTTTGCATTGGGTACGCGCTCTACCGGATTGAACGTGGATGTGTACCAAAGCAGATGGGGCCGGCCCAGCGAACACCCGGTAGCAATGGGTCCGGCGTGTACTACGCGACTGGTACTGCGGGTGAGTGCGGACAACCTGGGCTGTGGATGATTCGCTGGTGCTATCGAGAAGCCTTTGATGCGCCTCCAGTGAGTGTGGATTGCTACTTTTGGGTGATGGACGCTGTGCTGTGTGCGGTTGAAGCACGTGATACCTTGCCGATAATGTGGCCGTGGGGATGGGGCTGATGTCAAAGCACGCGAAGTCGCCGCCCGGTTGGAGCAAGACCGTCGAGAAGATGAAAGAGGATCACAGCGACGAGATCGACAACCCGTTCGCGCTCGCATGGTGGATGCACAACGAGGGGTATACCCCGCACAACGAGAAGAACAAGAAGGAGGCCCACCAGCGGAAGATCGCAACCAGGTCGGAGCTGCAAAGTGAGTTGCGTCGCTTGCTGGCGTACGTGCGTAGTCGCAGACCCTCAAGAGCGCGGCTTGCAACTGAACTATCGAGGCTCGCCGCACGTGTCGGAAAGCTCTGGTGAAGCATGGGCACTACGTTTTATAGGGGGCAGCAACTCGGACGCGAGGATCTCAATATCTATCTCGTCAATACGGCCAACACGCCGGTGAACGCTGCTGAGATCTCGTACTCGTTGTACGATTTTACCACTGGTTACGAGGTGCCGGTCGGTACCCCGAGCATGAGTCCGGCCAATCCTTCAGTGGGCGAGTACTACGCGAGCGTCGTTGTTCCATTGGATGCCAATCTCGGCGCCTATCGGATACGCTGGACATTCAAAGAGATCATCGGCGGGCCTGTACAGCAAGTGGTTCAGGAGTTCTCGGTCATCGATAAGCCGGGGTTGTCGAGTGTCAGCGCAAGCATGATCACAGGTGGGGTGCCTTTTGCTACCACAGCGCAGCTCGATTTGATGGGGCGCTTGCGAATCCTCCTACGAGACAATCACCCGGACCGCAACTATAGGTTCAGACCGCCTGCGCACGAGGAAACGGTGTCACAGTTTAGCCGTGTATTCGGCCACATCTGGGAGGACGTGGAGCTTGTCGAGTACCTCGAGCGGTCGCTCGATATGGTGACGGCGGCGCCGCCTCGAACGCCGTTCCTGAATATTGAACAGATGGTGCAGTATCGCCCTGAGTGGCGGACGATCTTGCTTACGGGCGCGATGATGTTCGCCATTCAGGCGCTTCGTTTGAACTGGATCGCGGAGGAGTTCAATTACTCGATAGGCGGTGTCTCACTTGATCTTGAGAAGTCGAGCAAGTACGAGGGGGCCTTTTCGTCGCTATCTGATCAGTTTGACAAGATGCTTGAGAAGGCTAAGGGCACGATCAACGTGGTCAAGGGTTTGCAGCAGCCTCGATTTGGAACAGGCCTGAGAAGCGCCTTTGGTCCGTATATGGGCCGCGGGGTTCTGAGTCCTCAGAAATTCGTCGGATTCTGATTGTGGAGGGAATGAGATGCTTAAAATTGCTGATGCTGGTGAGCTTGAGTGTGAATTGCGGAAAATCTTGGCATACACGCAAACCGATACACCGTCGCGCGCTCGCTTGTCTTCGATGCTCACTACGCTAAGGCGGCGTCTTACCGCTGGGGCCTTCGTGGATGAGGCTTACTTACAAGAGGTTGCTGATCTGTTTCGGCGCGCTGTCGCCAAGACGCGGTTCATCATGGGGACACCAGAGTTTCGATCGACGGGCCCTGTTCTCTATATGAGGTGCCGTTTGCAACCATATAACGAGAGTGGCGTGGACTCTTTGGATGTTTGGATTAGAGACGGCGTAAAAGTGCGCGTCACGGTTGCTGGGCAGTATGTTCCCATGGATGTGAACGTTGAATCGCAGGGTTTTGGACAGGTTATGGCCGACGATAGTTTCGTGTATCAAGGCGAGCCGCCCGCACGTTTTGTCCAGCGCATCGCTAGGCTTGCTCTCACGATGAAGTGAGCTGGTGTAATGCGCACTCATGTCGGAGACCAAGCAGCCCCTTACACCGAACGACCCTGTTTCACCTGAGACTCTCAAGAAGTTTGAGGAGCTTGATTCAGCGCGTTACGAGCTAGCCTCGCGATTGCTTGACTTGGAGCAAGAGCGAGTGCGATTGCTGGCTGCGGCGCATCAGGTTGATCAGCAGCGGCAGCGGCTCTTTGAGAAAGTGTTGCTCGAGCGTGGTCTTGATCCAGCTACCTCGGTGAGTATCAACGATAAGACCGGCGCGATCAACGTGCTCGAGAGCGCTAAGAAATAGAGCTTTCATCTTGTGTCGCTCCTTAGAGGGGAAAGGCGACACGATGGCCTATAGCTCTCAGCGAGATCGAAATCCGAACGCGGCCCTAGAGTTCACGAAGGCACCGTGGCCGTTGCCACCCTTGAACCTATTTCTGACCAGCGGGTACCAGCCGGGGGTCTTTGACCTACGGTGGGATGACCCGTCTACATTGGCTGGAAACAGCCAGTACGAGCTGTTGGGGGTGAACCTCTACAGGTCGTTTGATTCGGAGTACGGCCCCTATCATCGCGTGACCGAGACGCTTGTGGGGAGCAGCTTCTGGCGTGACCGTACGGACAACGAGCTGGTGGTTGATGAGGATGTGACGGATCGGTTTGTTGTGCGTGGGGAGCAAGAGTCGGCGGCCGGATCTGCCGCGCCACGGTGGGTGTTTCAGACGCTACATCACCCAATCGTGCGAGAGGGCTCTCAAGCGGTTGTCACCGACTCTCCGGTGGACGTTTGGGTCAAGATTGACGGCGTTGCGGTGCGGCCGTTGGCTGTGCGCGGGCACACCGGTGAGGTGGAGATTGATCCGTTTGTGTACGCGGATGTTGCGACCCAGAAGTATGCACCTTCGCTCGTTCCTGGCCCGAACAGTAGCGTGACATGCACCTATCGGTGGAATCGATCGCTTCTTCGTACGGACATGGGGCAGAGAGTCTTTTACCGCGCGACCGCTGTCGGTGTCCGCGTGGGCTGTGACTTGAGCCAAGTGCAGCAGCAGGATTTGGTCGAGACGCCATTGGAGCATGCTGCAGCAACCAATTCGCTGGAGATCGAGAAGCTTGATTACATCTGGCGTGAGGCTGTACGCCGAAACCGATTCATCCTCGAGCAAGGGGGGGAGCGGGTAAAGATTTTCCTCCGCAAGCATGTGGGGGTTCCCTGTACGTGTGGCACCGGCAACTATCACAAGCAGGCGATCAACGACTGTTTGAAGTGTTTTGGGACCTCGTTCGTTGCCGGCTACGAGGGGCCTTATGACGCGTTGGTCGCTCCCGATGATGCTGAGCGGCGCATTTCGCAGAAGGAGACTGGCCGCACGCTCGAGCACACGTACGAAGTGTGGACCGGTCCGATGCCAATTCTTTCCCAAAGAGACTTCCTCGTGAAGTTGAACGGCGAGCGGTACTCGATCGGTGCAGTCCGGTTTCCATCGAATCGAGGGATGGTGCTTCAGCAGCATTTCAACATTGGCCATCTCGATGAACAGGACATTCGGTACAAGGTGCCGGTTGGCAACCCTGTTCGTTATGCGGCGGTGCAGTTTGCGCCGAGCGGTCCGGAGCGTGAGGCGGATACGAGCATTACGGATAAGCCCAACATCCCTGATGAGCGGGAGCTGCGAGGTCGGAGCAAAGCTTGGGGGAACACGACCTACTGATGGCCAAGCCAGCGATTGTGATGCGGATGCAACTGCCTCCGCTGATGCCTGATAAGCTACGCACCGAGAAGGAGCTTGCGGTTGCGTTGCGACTTGCCCGCCGTGATCTAATGCGGCGGCTGAAGCGCAAGCTGAGTCAGACGGGGTTTTCAGCGCGAGCCAAGGCCGCATTTCAACGGGCGATCAAGATCGAGGCTAAACCTGCATCGCTTGCTGTGACCGTGAATCATCCTGCGTTTATTCCGTTGGTGCGCGGTCGGAAGAGAAGGCAGATGCGGTGGTTGAAAAAAGCGTCACGCCCGATTCCGATCATCACCGAGACAGGAAAGCTCATTTTTCGCAACGCTCATGCCGGTTCGCTGACCTGGACGCGCGGCCCGATGACGGGACCCAATGTAGGAAAGGGAAAAGGATGGGTGCATCCGGGTGGGTCTCCGCAGGACTTTGTGGAGCAAGCCAAAGCCGAGGCTCGGGTGTTTCTCAAGCAGAAGCTGAAGAAAGACTTGGCAAACGAGGTGCGAAAGGCATTTGCCAAGCGGCGGAAATGACATGGTTTCCTTATGGAAAACCCTGAGGAAATATATGAGACGATCGAAAGGGGATATACGAGTGATAGGGATGGTAGCGGGGACTCATGTGATCGAGGATCTCCAAACAGATGTTCCCTACCGCACCCTAGTGATCATTCCAGAGGATCAGGCGTTGATGTCTAAGGACCTGTGGCGCGGCATCTCGCAGGGTTGTTTGTTGCAGTTGACCTCTGCACCGTATCCGGCCGTGCCGGCGGCCCCTGGTCCTGACCCGGAAAGAGCCCGATTGGAGAAGTATTGCGCGGAGCTTGAAGGGCACTTAGTCCGCTTGCAGAATGAGAATGAAACTCTCAAACGACAACTTGAATCAGGTACCGGTGCACAAGCGGCAAAGCTAGACGAGATTCTTCGTGCGATTACACAAATTCACGCGGTGCCAGTGGTCCCGGGTGCGGAAGTGGTGGAGGCGAGGGTTTTGACACCTGAGGCGGCGGTAGATGGCTCGGCTCCGACATTCCTGCCCTCGGAGATTGTGCCGAAGGACCTTGATGTCCGGATCAACGTGCAAGGGGAGTCGTCCACCTCGGAATCTGTGTCCGATGCGGCGGAGCGTTTGCGGCGGATGCGGAAGAATGGCAACGGCGGGTGAATAAAGCTTTCTTACCTTGCCATCGGCAGGAGAGCCTTCGAATGCATCCACGTCAAGCAACCCTAGCCACCGAGGTTCGAGATATCATGAGACGTATGTCCTCTGCGCAAGACGATAGTCAGCCTGATGATGATGGACAGGAGAAGACCGCCGCGGCCATAGACCTTGTGAGCTATGTTGATCGGTACGTTTCTGCTGGGGGGCAGCCGATTCTATGGCAGTACCAGGATCCCGTTGGCAACTTGTTCTGGCTTGACAGTAGAATCACGACCGCGATTCGATCGCCATACGGTGGGCCACAATTCACCCCGAAGCCGAGGAAGGTTATTCCGTCGCAGATCGGCAGGAACATCGAGAATCTGATCGATGATGAGTCGGACGTTTGGATCTGATGCACGATGGCACGCGATTCTATACATGCTCTGTGGGTGGATCCGCTGGCGTTCGAGCCTGATGAGAATGGGCCACCGTACTTGCCTGAGAAGCCCCGTGTGAAGGTGGCGAGCGGCGCGGATTCGGTGCTCACTGTGGTTGTCGATGGCTTGCCAGCGGGACCCGCAGTGGAGCTTGCTGCGCTTGTCGCGATACTACGCGCTGGGGCGCTCGTCCATCAGAGTCACCACTGGCAGACCAATGGGCCCAGCTACTACGGGGATCACTTGCTCTTTGAGCGCGTCTACAATGAATCGGTTGGGTTCATCGATCAAGTGGCAGAGCGTGCGGTGGGGCTGGGTGCCGAGGCATTTGTGGGGCCCACACTACAAGCGCGTTTGATTCCGGTGATAACCCGCATGTGGTGCAGTGACGGTGGTGATCCGAGCGAGTTTGTGTCTCTGAGCTTGAGCGTTGAGCGGTGTATTGTGGATTGTATTGAAACCGCTCGGGCTATATTGCGCGATCGTAGTGAGCTTAGCTCTGGGACTGACAACTTGCTCCAGGGCGTAGCGGATAAGCACGAAGAGTTTATCTACCTGCTACAGCAACGAACGCACACTGACTACAGCTACGATAGTCGCTAGCAGGCTAGGCACAAGCCTCAGATGGAGATTCCGATGACATCAAAGTACAAACCTGCCTGCGGCTTGGACCTCGGGACCATGAACGTCGTTTCTGCGCGACAGATGGCGGATGGTGACAACCTTGAGTTGAAGCGCATTCGTGACGCATTTCTTGATCTGGATCCTGAAGCCAAGAAGACCCTGAGGCTCTCGAAGGTTGACTATGTGGAGCGCAACGGGTCTTTGGTTGTGCTGGGGGACTCCGCGCTCACCATGGCGAATCTCTTCAATCGCGAGGTGCGACGCCCTTTGAGTCGCGGGGTTATTTCGGCGGGGGAGCTGGATGCCCAGCAGATCTTGAGCCTTCTCATCTCCAATGTACTCGGGGAACCGATCGTGCCCAAGGAACACTGCTACTACAGTGTTCCTGCGGCGCCCGTGGATGATGTTGCACAGGACATCGTGTACCACCAAGAGGTGTTCCGAAAAATCCTGACGGAGCTTGGATACACCGCACACCCCATGAATGAAGCCATGGCTATCATATACTCACAGTGCGCAGCTGAGAATTTCAGCGGGCTCACGATCAGCTTTGGTTCGGGGATGGCGAATGTTGCTCTGGCGTATCAAACCATCAAGGGAATGGAACTCGCGCTCAGTCGGGGCGGTGATTGGGTTGATGTGCATGCCGCTAAGGCTGTTGGCTCGACGGCGGCTCGCATGTGCACCATCAAGGAACGTGGGGTGGACCTAGCGAGCCCAAAGACGCGTGAGGAAGAAGCGATAGCGCTCTACATTCGTGCGTTGGTCAAGTATGTTCTTGACAACATCGCGGTGCAGTTCAGAAAGAACCAAGCGAGCATCAATCTTCCTGAGGCGGTTCCCTTCGTAGTCAGCGGCGGCACAACGCGCGCTGGAGGCTTTATGCAGCTCTTCACTGAAGAGTTCGAGGCAGTCAAGCGGCGCGGCTTTCCGATCGAGATCAGTGAGGTTCGTGCGGCCAAGGATCCGATGACAGCAGTCGCTGAGGGGCTGTTGGTGCTCGCCACAGAAGAGCAAGCGTCGTAAGCCGGAGGTCGGTATTTACTACAATCTTTTGAACTCGATGAAGCGCCGGCTCATTCTTGAGTTACGGGATTCGTTTGCCGCGCATCCGGTCTATAACAAGATTGTTGATCAGATTCAGCCCAAGTACAGCTTTGCAGAGCGCCCTCAGATGGGCATCGTTGTCAAGGGTGCTTCAGCCAACAAGGTCGTGATGGCTGCCGACCAGTTTCTGGGCACTCTACATAGCTATGTCATGCTGGCCTATGTAGGGGCTCCCACGTTTCCAATCGAGTGGGTTGTCGAGGATGCGGCCGCTTTGGATGCGCGTGGCGGTCAGATGCCGCTGCCACCTGGCATCTACTACATTCGCATTGTAGACGCGCCCGCAGACAGCCAGTCCTTCGGGCACTTCATGGTTGAGCCGTTGCTCACCGTCAATGATGAGCCGGTGATGCGCTTTACCTCGGGAGTGGAGACCATGGGACAGCTTCAGCAGTTGCCCATTCCAGGGACACTGCGGCTCTGGCAGAACCGAAACTACAGGCTGATTGAGGGAAAGCACTACACGGTCAGTTACGCTACGGGTGAGATTGCTTTCGTGGAGTCGTTCACGCCGGGCTCAATTGTGACCGCAGATTACCGCTATCGGGTGGAGTCCATTGGTCCTGTGCCCTGGCAGTGGAACAGGGCTGATTACAAAACGCTGCCGGGGACGGTACTTGCGTTCGGCAAGCGTGGCAAAGCCGGGGATCTGGTTGCGGTCGTTGTCTATGGGGACCGGACCCCTACCGCGAAAGCGTATGGTGGGCGGTTTGATCTGTCGTTCGATCTGGACGTGATCGCGCGCGATCCGCAGCAGATGGAAGAACTGGCTGATCTCACTCTCATGTACCTATTGTACCAGAAGCGTGGTGTGCTTTCGTCGGAGGGAATCGAGGTGATGGATGTCTCGATTGGAGGCGAGACCGAAGAGGTCGCGGATGAGACGGGTGACGAGTTCTTCTACAATGCCTCGATCAGTGTTCAGCTGCAGGCCCCGTGGGAGGTTCACGAGCCGTTGCCATTGACGATCTCCGTGGTTACTTCGGAGTCATCGTCTACTGAGTCCCTGCCGGGTAGCAGCAGTGCCATCATCGGCAACGTCTACCACAGTTTGGTTTTTTCAACCATGCCGACACTGATTCAGCGCAACAATGATTTCGAGACGATTCGTTGAGGTGCCGTGCCAAGCTACGCATTTGAGTGTTCGGACTGTGTGCTTAGGTTCGAGCGGAACCTGAGAGCCGGGGAGTATGCCTCGTATCCGTGCCCTGGTTGTGGGAAGGTAGCCCCGCTCGTGTTGTGTAACTTTGGGTTTTCTTTCGGTCAGGGCTCGGGCTCGTCAGCCAACACCGGGGTGCATGACCTTGACTATCCATCGGCCGACAAGGCAGTGGGGCGAAGTGCTCACGACCGCTGGGAATATCTACACGCGCGGGACGCCGTGAAGCGGAAGGCGCGAGAGCAGGGGCAGACTCATGCTCTCATACGACATACCGGCAGGGACTACGTCGATTACGAACCGATGTCTGATGCGGGCAGGGAGGCACGCAAGCAGCTCGCTAGAGATGCGATAAGCCGACTACGCCAACAGAGGGCTAAACGCGCTGAGTGATAGTCCTTTTGTCGGCAACCGTTCCATAGATCCAGATCCACATCGGAATCGCTCTGTATCTTCTTATTCAGATCTAGATGTGAAGTCTTCGATCTAAGGAGCCCGTCAATACAATGGCTATCGGTCCGTTCATTTCATACGCTCCGCCTGGGGTTTACACCCGCACTCTCTCAGAGACCAATGCTTCCAACTTGGTTGCTGGTCTCCGAATCCCAGCGCTGATCGGTGTGGGGCAGGAAGAGCTGGAGCAAGCTGATGTTGAGATTGTTCGCGGGTCGTCGGCCACGGTTGATCAACAGATCGTCTTTGAGGATGTTTCTCAGAGCTGGGTTGTCGATAGTCGGAACGTAAACAACCTGCTGCTTGGGGCACAGGATGGGACGCTCACGACGTTTCGAGTGCGCAACTTCCCGATCGTGGACGGCCAGGGGTTTGGGCGCGTCACCAACGATGTTCGGGCTGTATCGGTAACGGTGAACGGGAGTCTTGTCTCGTTGGGCGCCGTCAATGGTCAGCGTGGGACCGTGACGCTTCAGATTCCGACGCAGCCGAACGATGTGGTGCGCTGCACCTATTACTTCCATCGCGGCGATACCGTGTTTACGGATGACCTCTCCGAGCAGGTTACGCAAGACAACGCCACTTTGGTCTCGCCGGGTATTGCCCCGTTTCGAATCACAACCGGCACCAACGACAAGTTGGTTTTGACGGCAAATGGGATCACCGCAACCATTACGCTACCATCGGGTGATCTGAGTGCCGCTACGGTAGCGACGGCCGTCAATGCTGCTCAAGTGGCGAACCTCTCGGCTTCGGTGTTTACTGACAATCGTGGTGCTGAGCATGTGCAGCTGACCAATCCTGTCGGGATTGCGATCGGTTCAGGGGCAGCGAATGGGCCGCTTGGCTGGTCCACCGGGACAGCGACGGCTCGCAACCGGGCGTTCAGGGTGTTTCAGCGGCCGATTGTTGATGGTACCGGCGGGGGCACCACCACCACGGATACATCGAAGGTCATCGCGAAGGTTGATGGAAAGCAGGTTATTGTCGAGCGGGTTGACGGCGCCAATGGGGTTGTGACGCTGCCTTCTGCGCCTGCGCCGGGTTCCACTGTGACCATTCAGTACTGGGCCAACACGTGGCAGGACACGTTTGACTATTTGCCGAACAGCATGGTGACCACGGTGCTGCGTAGCGGCATCAGCCCAGGTCGGAACGATTTTATCCAGGGGACTGATTTCGTGATCAGCAACCCCTCGCCGGACGTGAGCGTCATCAACTGGGGCTCAAGTTTCCAAGTGATTGCGTCGAGCACCACACCGGGGGCAACACCGTTTGACGGGCCATCAGGTTCGGGCGGGCAGATTGTGGGCACGCTGATCGATGATCAGTTGTACTTGGCTCCGTGTTCGCGGGTCACCAACACGTCAACGATTCCAGCGGTGATTTCTCCGACAGACTTTCTGCTGCCGGAGATCCCGACTACGGGCAACGGTCGCAGTACCATCTTGGGTGCGAGTGCGTTTAGCTCGGTTGCGAACAGCCGTCAGGACCTTGCAACGAATCGGCCTGATCTCATTACCGTCTATACCGGCCGCAGTCTTCGGGATGCTCTGAATCGGCCTCCGGTGGACGTGGTTGAGGTGGATGGCTTGAACCGTCGCATCCGGTTGAGAACGCCGCAGCCACCTGACTACAACGCGTACGCGACTTTTTACTACAGCCGCCTTGCGGATGACACGTACCTCTTCACCAACGTTGTGCCGGGCGCGGTCGGGGTTGGCCAATATACGGTGTTTTCAGCGACGCAGGATCGGAACCTCTACGATGTTCGGTTCGCGAGCAAGTCGGGTCTGGCGCAGATAGTTCAATGGCCTCGAGGTGTGGAGCAGGTCCCAGATGCGTTCCACTCGGGTGAGGGCACACCGGTATCGGAGTTCGTGACGGTTACCTTCGGTACGAGTCCGGCGTTGAACGCGGCGTACACGAACCGTGGTGCTGGCCCCTACTCGTTCTACAGCCCATTTTCGGCGACGTGGATCACGAAGGTCAACGGTACCAACGTAACCACCAACTTGGATGAACCCTCGGAAGCCTGGATGGTTGGCGGGCGTGTGAAGGGGGGAACCTTTGATATCACTAATGCCAACAATGCTCTGAATCTCTCTGTTGACGGCACCGTGTATGCGGTCACGCTGACAACGGGAGAGACGCAGACTGCAGAAGACATTGTTGATGATATCAATGCCGTCTTGGGCGCGAATGGCACGGCCAGCTACAAGCAAATTGACGGTGGTGATATTTTCTTCATCATCAAAGGCGCGAAGGTGCCTGGCGCACTACCTGCCGGATTGGATGATGTTGCGAACGTAACCATCCTTCAGAGCAGCGCGACGAGTTTGCTGGGTTTCCGCGCATTTGCTTCTGCGGACGGTACAACGGGGGCGATTAACAAGCCGGCTACCATGGTAGGTGCCGAGGCGGGACCGTTCAATGGTGTCGTGGAGGGGCTGAATGACGAGTTCAACTTCCGAGTCAACGGTGTCGATTACAGCGTGACGTTGACTCCTGGCGATGTTGTGGATTCGGCGACGGTTGTCGCGGACATCAACACCACGGTGGGTCAGACGATTGCGTCGGTAGGCACGGGTGCCAATCTGAACAAGATCCGGCTTACCAGCCCGACCAATGACGCGGGTTCATTCATCCTGATCAATCCAGGCTCCGCGAATGACCTGTTGGGCTTCCCCCGCAACGCGTCGGCTAGCCAAACCTTGGTTGACGCCCAAGAAGTGGTTGATCGGCTGATGAGCACGCCTGGATATCTAGCGGGTGCTGTTGCGTACGTGGAAGAGATTGGCGGGAACGATTATATCGCGTTCGAGTCTCTCACCACTGGTGTCGCTACTTCGAGCATTGGGTTTGCGAACTCGTCTGCGTTCAATCCGACGACTGGCGTTGGAATCGTGCCGGGCAGTGATGGTGACGTCGGGGAAGCGGCTCAGGATAACTTTACGGTGACGTCGTCCAATCCGACCGTTGGATCGTCGGGCGTTGGCATCCCAGGGCAGACCTACACGGATGCTCGGACCGGCTTGCGCTTCACGGTATTGCCATCGGCTACGGGGAGCTACTCGGCCGGCGGGTCCTTCACGCTGGAAGTGTCGCAGTTGTGGCAGGTCAATCCGTCTGTGCCTCGCTACGCTGTGGGTGGTCTTGAGCTGATCGTGTCCAATACTGTGGGGGTTGGAGCCAACGATACAGCGACTCTCGTGACGTACAACCCGAGCGGTGTTGAGCCCGCGGTAGGTGACTTTTACTTCGTCAGCTACCGCTACCTCAAGCAGGACTACAGTGCGAAGATCTACCAGCAGCTTAAGACGATCGAGGCCAACTTCGGGCGTGTTTCGGCGGAGAATCGACTCACGCTCGCGGCGTACCTGGCGATCCTCAACGGGGCGGTGTTGATCGTTGTGAAGCAAGTGTTGAAGGTGCCTAACACCAACCAGGCATCCGACCAGGCATTCAATACTGCGATTGATGAACTCGCATCGCCGTTGCCAGGCAATATCAGACCGGCGATCATCGTTCCGCTGGCGACCAGCACCGGGGTGTACACGCATCTCACGTCACACTGTGAGATACAGTCCAACCCACGCAATCAGAGCGAGCGTACTGGCTTTATCGGGTTCGCAAGTGGAACTTCGCCGACGACAGCGCAGTCGATTGCGCGGGCGTTGAACTCTAGTCGAACCGTTGCGTTCTACCCGGACTCAGCCGTCATCACGTTGACCGACGAACTCGGTCAGTCGTTCGAGAGCTTGGTGGATGGAAGCTTTTTCGCGGCGGCCGTCTCGGGCGCAGTGGTATCGCCCGCGGTGGATGTTGCGACGCCGTATACACATCGTCGCATTCAGGGCTTTACGCGAATCCCACGTGTACTAGACCCGGTAGAGGCCAATCAGACCGCCGTTGCGGGGATCACGGTTCTCGAGGACCTGGATCCGATCATTCGCATCCGACAGGGGCTCACCACCAACATGACCTCTGTGCTGACGCGGTTACCAACGGTCACGCAGATTGCCGACTTTGTGCAACAGCAGAGCCGCGCGATCTTGGACAGCTTCGTAGGAACCAAGTTCTTGGCGGCTCGCACCAACGAGGTTGTTGTTTCAATGACTGGCTTGTTCCGGTCATTGGTACAGGCGGAGATCGTCGGCGCTTTCACCGGCATGACGGCGAACATCGACCCAGATGATCCCACGATTCTGCGGTTTGAAATGTACTATGCGCCGATCTTCCCGCTCTTGTACATCGTGTTGACGTTCAACCTGCGCGCACGATTGGCGTAGCGTCTAACCGGCTGAAGGCTGAGCGGAGCGCTCCTTGGTGTAATGCTTTGGGGAGTCGGCCGTTCAGCCGATCAAGCCGCATGAGTCGTTTCCACCTGCGAGCAAGCGTCTTCGGGCGGTTGCTAAAGTTCTTCAGGGCACTCTTAGGTAGGCAAGCAAGGGTCGCTCTGGAGATGACCGATGATGATGCACGTACTCCGGCTGAAGAGCTTGAGCTGTTGAGGACCCTGTGTATGGTTTGGCCGGACGGGCCATATGCCCAGCGATTCTACAGAGCGCGTACGGTCGACCATGCTTTGGTCCCGCTAGCAGCGCGTGAGGTGCGGATGGCTATCGAGGCGTCGGTGATCCATGATTGCGAGCTGTGTCAAGACCATGTCGCGATGCTGCGACGTATTGAGGCTAGATTCGCGTCGCTATCGCCAGAATATCCTTCAGCAAGATCAGGGTTCCTGATGGCTGTTCTAGCCAAAGCTCGTCCTTTGATACGGTCCATTCGGGCGATTCTCCCATTGCGACCTCGACCTGATTGAGAAGCTGTGCCGCTGCAGCCAGGTTGAACGGGACGTAGTGACTTTTGCGCGCGATAAGTACCTGCTTGCGATCGTCGTGCATGGAGACCAGTACGCCCTTTAGGAATCCGAGACGGTACAGCTCTACCCATCCATCCCAACGGGAGCCGTTGGTTTGAGCGACCGCAAAGCCACCTGTGCCGCGATCCAAGATGCGGACGGCGGTGTTCGGGGCGGGCCCAAGCGCAGCAAAGACGCCTTCCTGGAGGTAGTCTCGGATCCAGCCTACTGCAGAGATGATGCGATCGCTCAGCTCTCTTTGGGGCAAGCCTCTGTCAGGGAAATAACTACGCAGCGCGGAGAGGAAGCGCGCGAGGGGCTCTTCTATGTGCGCTAGCGCCGGTAGCCCGCGTCGGTGAACGAAGTCTACGACGGCCACGAACCCAGTGGTGCTTGGAAGCGTCACGAGGTCTCGGTGTAGGAAGAGCGCGATGGCCAGCAGTGTATCGACGTCTTGAATGTAACGGGTGGCGAAAACAGGTGGCATGGGCCGGCCTAGCACTAGGTCTTCGAAGAAGCAGGGCAGCGCGCCTTTGTCGTCGGGACTGAACTCCTTCCCGTGGTGTTCATAGGCACAGATGCTCGGGTCTTGAAGCTGGTTCTTCGTGAGTCCGGTCTCGAAGCTCACAGCGTCTGAAACGGGGCCTGCTAGTGCAGGCTCCACTCTGACGTTCACGTCCATGGTGATCTAGTACACCCGTGAGATGGTGAATGTTTTGTTATCCGGTGCTTGTGAACGCTGATGCCCGAGCTAGCTGAATACCCAATCGTAGTGCTGGAAAACGACGCTCCCGAGCAAGTCGGGAAGCACGGTCTGTTCGACCTTTATATGCCGGTAGGCTCCACGGGGTTGATTTTCGTTGCAGCGGTACCGGGGATTCTTCGTTGGGATGGCCCTGAGTTCACGGAGGTTGTGCAGCGTGCCGCGAACCTAAGAGCAGCTAGCACGCTTGTGCAGATGGGTTTGATTCGCGGTGAGTCTTTCGCGTTCCTCCGTGAGGCGCTCCGACTTCACCTGCAGGATCTCGCGGATGGGCTTGGAACCACGGCTGCGAAGATTGTCGATTGGGAAAGCAATGTAGCCGCGCTTCCGTTCAACGTCTGGACTTGGCTCGCGCAGCAAGCTTGTATCGCGGATGGTCGAGCGATGCCAGGGCACCACGCGCTTTGTCCTGATTGGCGCCCGCGTGTCATCCGGGTGTTTCCTAACGTGCCGGCGCGCGGTCAGTCTCAATCAAACCCTCAAAACAATGCCCCGCAGCAACATTCGGCTTTGCCTGGGGCTGACTGCTATCCGCCACCCTGTTGTTAGTTGGAACTTTCAAATGATGAAGCGAAAGCGTGCACAAGAGCAAGAGAGTGAAGAGCTAGAAGAGTTCGGCGAGCTAGAGGTCGCTGAGTATATCGTGTTTCTTCTCGCGCTCGACACATACATCCGGTACGTAGAGGAACACCACGGGGTTTCAGCGGAAGATGATTTGACTCGCCGCGGCGTCCAGTTGGTGCGCATGGCGGATCGCCAGCACATGGACATTATTCGCGCGTTTCTCGATGGGAATCTACCGAGTGCTACGCACAAGCGCATGCTCAGCCGTGCTTTCGCGACGTTGCCGACCCATGACGGGCTCAGTAAACGCACTTTCAAGCTACGCACGCTATTGTCGCTCGGCGGCACGAGTACCATGCGGGCAGTATTCAAGTCCAATCGTGCCTTGCGTGAGATCAAGGACGCGATGGCCGCAGCTGCTGTGGAAGATGCCGACAAGGCGCTGGATCTTTTGGAGGCAATCCCGATTCGGAACCAGCGTCTGCGTAAGTGGATTGATCTAGCCGCTGAAACTGCCGGGTCGGGTCAGGCGCAGAACCCTGTAGCGGCTGCGAGTAGTCAGATCTCAGACGATGCTCGGCAGGTTTACGAAGCGACGGCGCGACAGGACGGTGCGGAGCCTGCGTCGGACGAAAGTCGTGTTGCGGTAGAGATTCGGAAAGAGCTTCTTTCAGCAGTTCAGGCGAAAGCAACAGAGACAGCTCAACGTGCGATGAAGGTCTCTAGGGAGCCCGATGACGCACCTAGGAAGTCTGAGGTGATCGGTATCGCGACCGCCGCGGTAACCGCCGCGATGGGAGATCCGAATCTAGGCGCCAATGTTCCGCCTGCGCTGAAGAACCTCGATCCAGAGCAGATGCTCGCGGCAACCACAGATGGCCGTGTGCTTGTGGCGGCCGGTGCTGGTAGTGGCAAGACGAGTACGTTGTGCAGCCGGCTGGCTTATCTTGTCCAGGAGCGGAAGGTAAATCCGTCGCGAATCTTCTGTGTGTCCTTCAACAAGAAGGCAGCGCAGGAAATCCGTGAGCGAGTCGCTTCGAAGGTTGGTAAGGACATTCAGGAGCAGATGAGCATCGGAACGATGCACAGCATCTTCAAGAGCCTCGTCATTCAGTATGGGACGGCTGAGGAAAAGGCGGCCCTCACAGCGAACATGATTGGGAAGAAGCAGTCTCGTCCTCAGCAGCGCGGACAGGCAAAGCGAACCCTTACAACAGGCGTCCTGAATAGCCAGATGGCTAAGATGTGGCGCGAGTGTTTTGACAAGGATCCGCCACGAGCGCCGGGCAACGTGATCCAGGGATGGATCATGAACAATGTTTCACCGGCGCAAGCCAAAGCGCAAGCTCTCGATGACAACGAACGAGATCTGGCTGAGTGGTATGCGTGGACTCAAGGCTTCAAGGGGATCAACAAGAGCTGGGAGCCCCCATGTGCCGAAATAGGCACGCGCGCGGAAAAGAGCTGGAACGGGTTTCTTGCTGAGTGGCGCAGTGGTGGCATTGATCGACTCGGCGACTTCTCGGATATGATCGTAATGTGTCGAGATCTGCTGAAACGAAATGCTGTCGCTCGCACCGCCGTTCAGGGGATGTTTGATCACATTGCGGTAGACGAGTGCCAAGACTTGAACGAAGTGCAGCATGAGATCATTGACATGATCAGCGAGCACATCGGTGATGGTAGTGACGGTAGGTCGCTTTGGATGGTTGGAGATGAAGTGCAGTGTGTCCACGAAGACACTCCCGTTTCCATCGGGGCGGGCGAGACGCGCAAAGCGAAGGATCTGCGTGTCGGGGAGACTGTGCTTGCATATCGGAATGGAGCAATCGTTCCGCAAACCGTGCGATGCGTGAACCCGTCCGGCTGGACCTATGGCTACAGAGTTATGACATTGACGGGGAAAAGCCTGACGATGTCACCGAACCATCGTATCTGGGCGAGCCTGCGGACCATCGAGGATGCGCAGCGGGTCGTCTATCTGATGCACCGTGAAGGCTTTGGGTGTCGTGTAGGGGTCGCAAACTCAGGCGCCAGGTTGCCCTCGCATTTGGAACATGCTGACGCCGTCTGGGTTCTGGATGTCGTCGATAGCGACCGAGCCGCACAGCTCCTTGCGCAAAGTTATTCCCTTACGTACGGAATACCGACGTCCGAGTTTAACCAGGAGTATCGCGAGATCTACAGCCGCTTCGGGCGGAATGGTTTAAGGCTGCTTGAGGATAAGCACTTGGACCCAGCATTGCCCAACTGGAGGGCATACGCAGCGACGCGCGAAGGCGCCGCCCGGCCTGTTGTTCAAATGACTGCACATGACGTTGACGGTACCATCGTAACCCTGGAGTGGGCGGGTACAGAGCTGAACGATCGGGTTACCCGTGTCGCGTCGGTGGGTTTCGCCAACAACAATGGGCGCAATAGCGTTCGCGAGTGCGGTAGTAACTATAGAGCGGCGTTGGAGTTCGCTTATGCGCTGAGTGCGGCAACCGGGGCAGAGATCAATCGTCGCATGGCTGTTCCGGACGATGAGCCGTACCCACTGATTAACGCCAGTTCTCTTCACAGGGGCATGTCGGTTCTAGTCGATGACGGGTGCGGAAGCATCATGGCCGACGTTGTCACGTCTGTGGAGCGTGTTGAGGGAGCGTTTGTTGACTTGGATGTGGAGGATGCCTCAAACTTCTTCGGGGGCGGCATTCTGAGCCACAACAGTATCAACCGCTTCGTGGGCGCGCGGCCGGAGTTGTTTACGCAGTTTCATGGCAAAGAGGGATGGAAGACCCGTAGCATTGCGACCAACTATCGATGTCTGCCTGAGATTGTGGAGTTTGCAAACAAGTTGATGACGAACCATCCGCGTAACATCGCGATGGATGCACGGCCCGATCCCAATAAGGCGCGCGGTCAGGCGTCGATCGTGGTTCAGGCGCCGTCGACGCATGCCGGTGGTGCAATCAGCGTAATCGGCGGAATCAAGCAGGATTTGGACGCAGGTGCAGCGATAACGGATTACGCAGTTCTGAGTCGCAATCGAATCGAACTCAACGACTATGAGACCGCCTGCATCATCGAGGGGATTCCGTATGGCCGTAAGGCGGGCACCAGCTTCCTTAAGTCTCCAGAGACCATTGTGGTGATGAGTTATGTGAACCTTGCCGTCGGGCAGGACTTCGAGCGCATGCAGCGTTCACTGACCGAGATACTTGACCGGCCTAAGCGGTTCTTTTTGGCCGCTGGGAAAGCTGAGCAGATTGTTCAAGAAGTCGTTAACAAGCGAGCGCGACGTTTGGGGATCACCAATAAGCAGGTGAACCCGCTGGAGTTGTTCGATCCGCAGGGGATCTCTGATTTCATGGACGCGCTCGACCCGTACCGAAAGATGCCCAGCTGGAAGGAGCAGGCGACATTAGAAGCCCTGCGTGACCTTGGTGACTCCCTCAGTGGGTTACGAGCGTCCGTGGACGCTGGTGTTATTATCGATCGCCAGGGCGGCGAGCGCCCTTACACGACAAGCGATCTGTTTGGCGACATTCTGAGCATCCGAGGGGTTGAGAAGACGGCCGATGGATCGGACGCGACGCTACGTGAGACGCTTATGCCTCAAGGAGCGCAGGGTGATGATGATGACGATCCTGACGCAGATAACGGCGAAGCGCCCATCGGAAACGTGGAGTTCTTGTACAGGATAGCCAGTCCAACACCGGATAGTCCGGACACAGATCCAAGCGAACCGAGAAAGTTCAAGGCCAAGATTGACGAGCTTGAGGCAAAGGCTAAGGATCTTCGGGTTGATCTTGACGCGTGGGCAAAAACTCAGAGCAGTCTTGCTCCCTCCGAGCGAAGCGCACCGCCGTGTGTTGTTCTCTCGACTGTGCACAGCGTGAAAGGCGCTCAATGGAACAACGTCGCCGTGGTGATGGCGAAGGGTGTGTTTCCACGAGATCCGAAACCGGACCCCAAAGAGGAACTTCTATCGCCAGAAGAGCAGGAACGGCTTGCTGAAAAGCGCAAAGCCGACTTCCTGACCGAGCGACAGTTGGCTTACGTTGCGATGACGCGAGCAGCGAAGAATCTTACCGTCGTTGGGCCGTTGGAGAACGCTTACGGTCGAGATTCTGGCCCCTCTGTGTTTGTGCATGAAGCTGGCCTCACCGTCGGGCAGAATGTTCCTGGTAAGAACGATCCGACTCCGGACGCGGAAGATGAGGGGTCGCCTCGTACGGTTCTGGCCTACTACTCCGGTCGAATGAGTATGGAGGCTCAGCCGGACCTTGACCACTATGACTGGAGGTTGGGATGACCGTCAAGTCCGCGATGGCGGCTACGTACACTTTGATCACGCTTGAGGAGTTCAAGACGTATCTCAATCGTGCATTCAGAATCCTTCGACCGCGGCAGGGTTTATCCAAGGGTGAGATTTGTTTTGATCTCACCCTTGGGAAATTCGTCGGCATACGCGTGTTAACCTCTATCCGCTCTGGATTCGGGCTGGGCGCGCAAGTTGGCAAGGATATGATCCGTGTTGGGCTCATAAGCCTGAAAGACCACGGGCCGCTTGAGAGGAAGAAGTTTGCCGGTCTGAAGCGTACCCAGGGATGGCGCGACAACCTGAAGAAGGTCATCGAGCAGTTGGTCGAGAAGTACGAAGATAACGATGAGTTTTGGGAGCAGTGGGCCGAGACGCGTAAGCGACAGGACCAGACGCCGAGACCGAGTTCTAAGTCGCCGCGGATTGAGGAGATCGAACCCGAGGCGGTAGACGGCGAGATTGAGCGACCGGTTATCAAGCCCCCCGTTCCGACGCGGCAATACGACCCGAACCGGATGCAGGACGGGATTACTGACAAGCAGATGAGTTATCTCCGCGTGTTGATGCGGGGGATGACGCCGCAGCGGTGGCACTCATCTGGCGCGTCGGACATAACTGGAATGGATACTCCTCCTACGCGGCCTAGCGAGGTGCGAGGTCTGAGCAAGGGGCAAGCGAGTCGGCTGATCGATGCCTTGAAGTCGAGCGGGGCCATGGGTGGGGCTCGCTATGCACTGGAGTTGGCTGCGATAGAGGCGGAAATGGATCCGGCTGAGCTAGGAGCGGTCTCCCGATACGACTGGAGAGTATAATGGGTTCGGGACGCTCCGCGCTTGTTACGGTCGGAACGGATGGCTTCGTAGACTACGTGCAGGTACCGGAAGGTGAGAAGTACATGCTCGGCCCGGTCTCGGTCCTGCAGTTGATCGTTGGGTCCGTCCAGTCGATGCGCGCTGCCCGCGTGGCGCTCAAAGAGTTCGTCAAGACCGGCAAAGCGGTGGTGGCGGTTGACCTGGACAAGATGTGGTCGCTCTTGCCGTTTCGGCGTGCACGATATTCGTTCACTAACTCTCTTATGTCGGGCCGAAGTGAGAGCCCTTCGTCGGAGAGCAATATGAAGACTGCGTCTTACGGCACCCTGATGGCGAATGTCGAATTGGCGGAAGATATCGTGACCAAGGTAGCAACGACTCACGAGACGATCGATCGTCTTGAATGGGAGGGGAAACGTTTCGACGCCGCTCGCGCCCGTGGGGATCTGTTTCGGATTGCTTCTTTGGTGTCACAAATAGCTGAGAACGTCGATATGGCGCAACCATGGGTTGCACAGGACTTAGCGGTGATTGCAGCGCAAGCAGACGAGATCTACGAGCTTTTCCCGCACGATGGAGAATAGAGTATGGCATCTAACGTAAGTACCGCTAACTACCTGTACCGGCAGGGCACTGCACCGAACACTCGCGCAGCGGTTTCTCAGAAAAACAAGGTGTATTCGTACACTACAGGGGCGCAAGGCTTCCAGCAACTCGGAGTGATCTCTGAGTTTGGGTTTGATGAGTCGCGCGATGTCCAGGCGATTCGCGGCGTAGGGTTCGGCGATCAGGTGGCAGAGTTGGTCCCTGGTGTCACTGAGCCCATGACGCTGACGCTCAATAAGACATTGCTTTACACGGTCAACATCTTCCAGATCGTGGGCTACAAGGGTGGCATCGATGGTTTGGTGCGCAGTCTAAGGCATCATCGATGGCCGTTCGATATCAAGCAGGAATTGGTAATCTCTGAGTTGGCGATCGCACAGGATCCAAGCGGTGCTTCTGCGCAAGCTACTGTTACCACAGGGCCCACGGCAGCGGACAATCCTATCGTCACGCCCCGTGCGCTCTTGACGTTCTATGAGGGGTGTTGGTTCAACAGCTACTCGGCATCGTTCGCGAGCGACTCGGCGATTGTCGCAGAGAACAGTTCTGTGACGGTGTCGGACATCATTGATGGTGTATCGCAGTATGGTGAGTACATCGATTCTGGCCTAGCGCCGATCTCAGCGAACGGCGGTCCGGGCAAGGGGTACTCGCTCCGTTTTGCGAATAACTCGAACACGGTTACTGCGCTTTGAAATGGAACTGACTTGGGTGACAGCGACGAACTAGATGTGAATTGAAGCGAACCAGATCAGATATGCACCTGCTTTTGTGTCCTTGTTTTTAGACTCAGATGTAGATCACGTCCTGTTTCTCACGCTGTCATCCTCAGCAAGATGAGGATGATGTGGGTATCATAGATTCGAAAAGGCTCAATCAAGCACTGGCCAAGGCCAAGAACGTTGGCGTTGTTGAGTTGCCGTGCACCATCAGTGGTTGTGACCTTGTTTTTCGTAGTTTGCGACCGGAAGACTATACGGCGGCGTTGCAAGACTGCGAGGGGTTGCCGCAGGAAATGTACATCCCGCGGTACCAGAAGGCGCATGTCGCTAGAGCGATCATCGAGGTGAATGGCGTTGATCTGCGAGACACGCAGTTTGTCACCGTGGATGAGCCTGACAAGGATGGCGGCACCAAAAAGATCAAGCTTGAGCTGCATCAGTATCTGGCGTCTCACATGCTCGACACGTGGGGCAAAGAGGCGATTGATATTGCGTTTCGTAAGCTTGGGGAGGCGCTTGAGCTAGCTGAAAAGCGCGCCAAAGAGGGGGTAGCGTTCGCAACTGCGGATGAAACCAAAGAAGAGAAATTCCGGCGGTTGCTGCTCGAGACACGGGCGGCGGAAGGCGGGTTGCCCGAGACGCTGATCGATAAAGTCTATGATGAGCAAGGACTCATGCGCCGATCGACCGCGGAAGAGATCAAACGAGCGATGGACCGCACCGAGGCGCTGGCGCGGGAGCAAGAGGCCACCCATGTGCCCGCGCCAGCCGCTGTGGAGCCCGGCCCGTTGGAACCAGAGCCCAGTGAGGCGTCTGGAGCCCAAATGACGCCGGTTGCGCGCCATGCCGTCCCAGACCCGCATGTGACGTTGCAGCAAGCGATGGCTGCGCGTCAATCCCTGGAGGTCAAGTCTGAGCAGAACGTGGAAGTGCCACGACCAACGCGTGCCGCTCAGATTGCTGCGCTCGAGGGGGAGAGTGACGTCGTGCCCGACATCGATACTGCGGTTTCTTTGCAGAGCGGCGCCGATGATGTGATCGAGCTGAAAGCAGCGCCGATCGATCCTCATGCGGCAAGCTTGATCATTGATAGCCCTCCGGTCGCTGGCATCAACCCTCGCTTTCGGCCGCCACAACGAGCGTAGGCCATGGGGCGTCAACTCAAGAAATACGAGGACCAGCCTCTCGAAGATGAGGACCTCAGCATCACCGCGCCGGTGGAGCCCGAGGTTAACCCGGAGGTCTACAGGGATGTGGACCCGATGTTGTTTCGGGGTTTTCTCACCGCCTACGCCCGTGTCAACGACATCCCGTTCGTTTTTAAGAGTCTCAACCACCACGAGTTCGAGTTGCTTCGATTCTCGGGTTGTTTTGACGGGGCACCGGACGTGAATTCATGGGCTACGTTGCTTGCTTACTGCGTGTTCATGATCGACGGCGTCAATATTCTGCCGGAGCGTGATCGCTGGCTGTCGAAGTTGCGCGAGATCTTCACCGCGTTGCCAACAGAGGCGACTGCCCGGGTGATTCGCCACATCAGCGAGGTCAATCGCCGCGCATCGACCGCGGTCTATTTGACTGAAGCGTACGCCATGGAAACCATCTCGCGCTATCGCTGGCTGCAGCTCAAGCGGCTCGATCTCAGCTCGGTTGCGGTTACCGGGGTCAATGGAACGCAGTGGTTGGGGTTGAACACTGCGCAGCTTGTATGGCGGGCGGTCAATCACATCGAGGATCGCAATGAGGCGATTGAGCGTGATTGGGAGCATGCGAAGTTCGTTGGCTCCTGCATGGCAGGAAAGGGAATCGCGAAGGTCTACAACCAAGATGCACGCAGGCGCCGTCAAGAGCGGGAGGAGCGCATGACCCGTAAGGACAAGATTCTGCGCAAGTGGGTTTTAGGAGAGGAGGTTCAGGACGGCGTGGTCCAGGGGCCCGGCGTGATCATGGCTGTACCACGGACCGTGGAAGAGCTTACGACGCAGCTTGAGCGAGATATCCGTGGGGAGAAGGACTGGCATGACCGTGTTGTTGAGGAGCACGAAGCACGCGTAAGGGCGGGATATGCGGAACGCCGCGAGCAGCTCGAGCGTGTGGCTCAGGAGAGTTTGGAGCGAGCGCCTGAGCGTGGTGTGTTTGGCGGCGGCGACCTGCAGCAAGGGTATTCACCTGCTGAGATTGATGAGCTGGTGCGTCGCCGAAAGCAGATCCTTGCCCAAGAGGTCGCGCGAATGCAGGTGGACCCTGGTCTAGACGATAAGACTGAGCGTTTTGTCAATCGTTGGTTCGGTGGGGATTACTCTGAAGCGCAGGCTATCAATAGAGACGCGGTAGACGCGTCAACAACACCTAGTCGCAGGAAGTAAATTATGGCAGGCCCAACATCTGATGATGCCTTTACGATGGTCATCAACTTCGACACCGATACGAAGAAGGCGATGCGTGAGATTGACCTGCTCACGAAAGGTATTTCTCAGGGTATGCGGCGGAATCAAAAAGCCGCGCAGGACATGGGTAAAGGGATTGGGCAGGTGTGGAAGATGTTCGCCAACTCTAAGGAGGCGATAAACAATCTGAGACAACTGTCAGCGCAACTGCAACGCCTGGACGATGATTTGGCCGACATCAACAAGCGTCGTCAGAAGTACAACGAGATGCTTGCCGATGCAGCTGCGGCCCCGAAGGATAGTGAGAAGCAACAGCGGCTGCTCTCAGCGGCCGAGGAATTCGGGAAAGCGCAACGGGTTACCAATAAGGAATTCGAAGCAACAGTCGGAGCTTTGGAGGATTCTCAGCGCCGTGTGAAAGATACGATGGTATCGATAGCTGACACCTTTGATGTTGACTTCGAGGATATCGGCGAGGCGTTGGCAAAGCCGCTGCAAACCATCGTTAGCGGAACCAAATGGGAAGATATTGGTGAGAATATCGCCAGCCCGTTCAGTGACCTTCTGAGTCGGGATGCACCGACGCTGATGAAGCGTGTTGGCAAGATAATAGGGGGTCCGGGCTGGCTTAGAAAGCCAATGAATAACTTCGCCGACCGGATGTTGCAAGCTGGTGGCGACCGAATGCGGAACGCCAAGCTTGGAGTCAAGGGCATGAAAGGCTCCGCTGGCCTGGGCGCATTGCAGAAGGCTCTTGGTGGGCTGGTCAAGGGCCTGACGATGCTCGGCCCAGTGATCACGGGAATGGCAGGCCTGTTTGGCGGGCTCATCAAGATCTTGCTCGATGCTGAGGCCGCCGGAAAGGAATACAACCGGCAGTTGCTCGAGACAACGAGTACGACAGAATTTCTGGCGCGAAATCAAGGAGACGCGGTTGCGGCGACGAGAGACCTGCAAGATTCTTTGGCTGCTGCGCGCGACGCCGCACATTCGTTCGCTCTAATGCAAATGGGGATCAGCAAAGAGGTGGCGCGGAGCTTCCAGGCTGCCATCACAGCCGAGGGCGTGGCGCTAGATGATTTGGGGCGCGCCACTAAGGATGCGACAGTGAAAACCGCTGAGCACGCTAGGACCATCATGATGGGCGTAGCGTATGCGCGTCAGTTCGGAGTGAGCATCAGCGAGATAGCCAATCTACAGGGGCAGATGATGTCTGAGCTTGGTATGAACAGTGCCCAGGCTCAGGAGAGCTTTCAGCGGATCGCAGACGGTGCGACTGATGCGGGAATGCAGGCGAATAAGTTCTTTCAAATCGTGCGTGGGTTCAGTTCGGATCTGAGTCTGTTTACGCTGCGTCTCGAGGATGTGACCAAGATCATGGGCGCGCTCGGTAAGACGATGGACCCTCGGAAGATGAGTCAGTTTTTGCAGCAGTTGAATCAGAGTTTCGGTGGGGGTATCGAGGAAGGCATTCGGTTGCAAATATTGGCCGACAAGGGCGGCGGAAATAAGGTGCTGCGAGATGATCTGGCTGTGAAGTTCGACAATCTGGGTCGCGATATCAGGGCAGCATTTGGCGATGGAGCTGAGGATGCCCTCGCTGAACTGACTCAGTTAATCAAAAAGAATGACCCCAGAGAGATTGCCGCGTGGAAGCACAAGCATGATTCAAGGCTGAATCAAAATCTGAATGAAGAGATCGACCGTTTGGTGACGCAAAATGAGCGCATCGAGGCGGGCGACAAGGTTGGCACTGCGTCTATTGTTCATGCGTTGTCACCGTTTGCCAAGTATGAATACAAGCAGGCTATGTCCAGGGGACAGTTTGACGGCAAGCGGTTGGAGGAGCTTAGTGGCAGGCAGTTGTTAGCTGCGGAGAAGTTTGGCATCGCGACGGCCGAAGAAATCCAAGGGATGAAGCAGATGCGTCAGGGCTTCTTGATTGCGCAAGAGGGTCTCCTCAAGCGCATGGAAGATAACAAGCTGACGGCGGCGGACAAGCTGCAATTGGATCGCCTGGGAGTTGATAAGTCGAAACGGAGCGGCAAGACTGCGGCTGACGCAGTGCGAGCAGCGCTCGATAGCGTGAAGGGTGATAGCCTTTGGTATAAGAGTCTCGACAAAAGTCAGCGTGAGCTGGTGGACAAGACCTTAAAGACCAGGAACTTTGCCGAAGAGTCTGCCGATTTGCAGACAAGCATGAACGACAAGCTGCAGATGATAACTGATATTCTCATGAACTACATTTTCTCAGCGCTTGAGTGGATCGGAAAGCTGTTTCAGAACAGTGTGTTAGGGAAATCGCGTGATCTTGGTGCTGAGAAACTGCGGGCGAATGCCATTGTATCTGACGCCAAGGATTCACAGTTAATGAAGTCATGGCAGAGCGGTGGCGATGATATTTCGAAGGCCCGCGCCGCTGCAGTACATGAGAACGCCGGTCGTGCGTTGAAGGGGTTGCAGGCTGTCTCAGATGAAGCGAGTTCTATTAGGGAGCGGCTGGCTAGTGGTACGGTTGGTAAGGACGAGGCGAGCGCGCTAGAGAAGCGGCTAAAAGAGCTGCAGCCAGCGCTAGAGTTAGCGAAGAAGTACGGCACGGACGTTGGTGCATTCAAGAAGTTGTTGGATGATACGGCGAAGTCAGAGGCGCTTGGTGGCGTTCCGAAGGCGATGGAGATATTGGTTGAGGCTTTGAACGCGGGTCGGTCCAAAGGAGGGGCGGCAGCTGTGACACAGGCTGCTCCAGCCGCGGCTCCTGCCCAAGAAGACGAAAGGTTGTGGGGAACCGTCAAGGGAGCCGTCAAGTCATTCCTTGGGTTGGGACCTGCAACCCCGGCAAAGAGTGCCGGGACGGCTGAAGCGACGGAGCAGCAGAAGGCGACGGTTGAAGCGGTGAACCAGGTTCAGCGTACTGTGGCCAACGATGGTGTGAAGATAAAACAAGCTACGATTGCGGGTCCGCTCAAGGATTCGATGGCTCAGTCGGTCTATGACGGCACATCGAAAGCGCTCTTTGAATACTATATGTATTCGGCGCTTGATCGAGGGCAGGTGGTTGGAAAGATGCAGGCAGGGTTGACGCCTGCTGGGGTTACGGGGACCGTTATGGCCGGTGCTCAGCGAGGGCTGACTCCCGCACAGGCTCTTGCGGGAGCTGTTGTTCAGCCCAATGCCTTAGGAGGCACGGTCACTGGGGTTGTGGATGGAATGGCGTCGATTGTTCGTCCAGCGCCCGGCGAGGGTTGGGCGTCTGTTGGGCCAGGGGAAACGATTGTGCCTGCGGGGGCTGGCGGGGGTGGCGGCGCGATGCGTGTTCAGCTCGAGCTGAAGGGAGATCTCCGCCGCTTCATTGACGCGCGTGTTGTCGAGGGGACGGCAGCGCATGATCGCAACAGACGGCTACGTTGAGGTGTCGCGGTGCCAACGATTCCATCCGCTAACCCAACTGACTTTGCGCGCATCGACGCGCCTACCGAACAACTTGGGTACGTGCACGGGTTGGGGAAGTCGCCCCGGCGTTCGTTTATCCCGATGGCGTTTCAAATCACGAGCCCCTTCAACAGCAGAAAGGCGATGTTGCCTCATGCGTTGGTGATGCACGTCAATCCGTCTTCCCTGACGTTGTCGCATACGAAACGTGTTGAACGTTTCCAGACCCGCGGGGGATTCGTGGAGCAGCATTGGGGGGATGAGCTGACCGACATCCAGGCGAGTGGCTCGACCGGAGCTTTCATGAACGTCTACACAGGGCTTTCATCGGTTCTTCGGCAAAATACCATCGCGTGGGATCGATATCGCGACCTGTATGACCTCTACCGGTGCAATGGCGCGGTTTTCGGCCCGAGTGGCAGCATCGTTCTTCAGGGGCACGTAATGCTGATGTTTGATCGTGGCACCTATCTCGGGCACTTCGAGAACTTCGAGGTGGAGGAAACAGACGACAACCCGTTCACGTTTCAGGTCTCTTGGTCGTTCAAGTGTGACGAGGAAGTGCTGCAGATCCCGGCGTCAACTTCTGGTACTGCATAGATTGTGGGAGGCGGCGTGTCCGAGTTTCGTAGACCCCTCACGAGCGATGATCGCGTATACCTCGATATTGAGGCTAAGGCCGACCTTCACGAGCCGTCTGTGTACGGGCTGCTCTCGTTCTATCACTCGCTGTCACTGCAACCAGAGGCTTATAGTGGTTTCGTGCCTCTCACGACCGCGCAGTGGTTGCGGCCGGATGAGACGAAGATCTTCGCGGTGGGTCTTATTCCGCCAGCGATCCCTGTTTCAGCGCGAAAGTTGGATCGTTCAGCTAGCTTGGAGGCTAGGTACGGCGCTTATACCGAGGTGTCCGAGGTCGCCAACGAAACTACGGAAGCGATTGCATCGGTCCCTGACGTGGAGGAGGTGCAGGGTAACGCAATCAACGACCCGCTGTTCGTCTCGATGGGTCCGAACAATTCGTTGGTTGCCCCGAAGCCGCAGGTTGCACAGCGGAGCGCAAAGCTGATCGCGACCCTGCATCCTAGTATTCAAGTGCTCGCTAACAAGCTGATCGCATTAGCGGCGCAGCGGGGCATCAGTATCGTGATTTGTCAGGGTGAGCGGACCATTGAGTACCAGGATAAGTTGTACGCGAAGGGGCGTACAGCTCCTGGAGGGATCGTCACCAACACTAAGGGCGGGCAGTCTTGGCACAACTATGGATTGGCCTTTGATATCGCGATGGTGTCCTCGGGACCAAAGCCTGCGTTAGGGCAGCCATCGTGGCCGCCAGGTAAAGAGAGATGGGCAGAACTTGGCGCGCTTGGCCAGAGCCTCGGTTTGATCTGGGGCGGGACTTTCTCGAAGATCGCCGATTATGGACACTTTGAGTACCATCCTGGCATCACAAAGGCTCAGGCTTTGCAGGGTGCACGGCCGCCCATTCCGGATGAGCCCGCGCCGCTAGTTGACTCAGCGCTCCCAGCGACCGGTTGGAGCGGAGATGGTGCTCCGGCCGCGCAACAAGCGGCGAGATTAGGGGCGAAGCTTTCGAACAAGGATCTCAATACAACCGAGCTGGGCAAGAGCCTTCAAGCGTCGCAAGAATCGACGATCAGGCTGATGCAATCGGCGGTTGACCAGATTGCAAACACGCCTCCCCTGAGAATGTTGGTCAACCCAAGCTCCTTTAAGGTGTCATCAGAGAAGCTCATCGCGAGCGGTAGTCGAGGTAGGTACGGCTCTATTATTGAGCAATGGGGAGACCAGCAGGATAAGATTGAAGGTTCAGGGAAGATTGCTGCTTTCTACTCGATAGATGCTTCGAAAAAGACTGGACCGGGGTTGACGCGTAACGCGCGGCAGTTTTCGGCGAGCTACCAGAACCTGCTCTCGCTGTTTTTGATCTACAAGAACAACGGCGGCGTATGGATGCTAGACCCGTTGGTCTCAGCCAACATCAAGAACCTCACTGTAGTTGGCTCGGTGTACTTATACTATGACAACATCCTATACATTGGCTCGTTCGACAGTCTGAGTTTGGATGAGTCGGACGATGGCCCGTTCACCTTGGACTATTCGTTTTCGTTCACGGTGCGTGCATGGTTTCTGTTGGACCGCTTGGATGACCGACGCTACACGTATCGCGGGGGGTTGTCCTCTACGACGATCGCAACGACCGGAACGCCGGGCTCACCGTTGCAGAGCGGCCACAATCCACAGCCGAGCGCCGATGTCACTCTACCCAGGGGTAGCGCGCCGGATGACCCGTTGTTCGGGCTTAATGACGGCGACATCGGTTCTGACCTAGAGGGGATCTGATATGGCACGTGGGCCATTTCAAGGCACGTTCAGCCGAAGTGCGCGCCCTACGGTAGCGACCGCCCCGGATGCCGTGGTCTATATCAACGGCGAGACCGAGATTGCCGGTTGTCCGCAGTGCAGCCGGACGTTTGATGTAAACAAGTACGTGACGTCAATACAAACCGACCTGAGCGTTGATAGCGTTCCAGGCAGCGCGAACATCTCTTTGTCGATTCCTCGCCACTCGGTGGATGATTTCTATTTCGACGGCAATCCAGTGATCACGACCATGATGGAGGTCGAGATCTTTGTGAAGGGCAACTACCTGGTTGAGGGGTTACCGCAGTACTATCCGATCTTCTGGGGTCTTATTACCGAAGTGCAAGACAACTACTCCGGTGGTGAGCACACGGTATCGCTTCACTGTGCCGACATTCTCAAATGGTGGGAGCTGTGTAAGACCAACATTAATCCTGCCGCGCTCGGCCAGCCGGGTGATCAGGGCCGCAACCTCCTTGGCAACGTGTTTGCTTCCCAGAATGCCTACGACATCATCTTCACGCTTGCGACTCAGTCATTCGGCGATGTGTTGGTGGGAACCGGTTCAATCCAAAATCTGATCCGGGATACGGCCGAAACGAGTGCGGCGTTGACTGACATGACACTGTACTGGGAACGGCGGTTCTCAAAGATGCGTAGCAACCTTGTGCTGTACGGGACTACGGGTGTTGCCGTGCGTGGTGATACGCTCTTTCAGGGGTACTCGAAGAATCCAAGCGCAAATCAGTACATCGCTTCTACTACGATTCGTGACGCAGAGGGGTCTCTCGGTGGACAGATGGTCTACGATCCCGCGGACGAGAAGATGACCGGCATCAAAGTGGACTACGGCAGTGGAGGGCCTGGTCTACTTCAGCATGAATACCAGACGAAGCTCGAGATCGCGAACGCCATGAAGGAAGCGGTTGGGTTCGAGTTTTATATGGATTCGACGGGCGACATCGTGTTCAAGCCGCCCTTTTACAATCTGGATGTGTTGGGGAACAAGCCGGTTTCATGGATTCAAGATATTGATGTGATCGATTGGGATTTTTCTGAGTCGGAGTCCGAAGTCGTCACACAACTTGTGATGGAGGGGCAGTACAGTACGCAGACGGCACTTTCGTTGGATCCTAGCGTTCTGCCGAAGGCCACAGTGACTGACTATCACCTGCTGCGGAAGTACGGTTGGCGGGTCCAGAGCTACAACGCTGAGTTCGCCACCAACCCTATTGAGTTGTTCTACCACGGGTTAGATGTTCTTGATCGCATCAACGCGAGACGCTATCGAGGCAACGTGACGATCCCGATCCGTCCGGAGTTGCGCCTCGGCTTTCCTGTGTACGTCGCACCCAAGGACGAGATTTGGTATGTGTCTGGTATAAGCCACAGCCTCAGCTTCGGCGGCAGGGCAACCACTACGCTGCAGCTGACCAGTAGGCGTACGAAGTTCATTGCCCCGAAAGGTATTGGGACGTTGAAGCTTGCGAGCTACGGCGGTAAGGATGTCACCGAGACCAGTAGGGATGGGGGTCCCGCGGCATTTCCGTACAGCTCACGGCAGTTATCAAACTACGGTGTGTTTGAGTTGAAGCGTGACGGCGCGCTTGAGATTCCAGGGAGCCAATCTGAGTTCGAGTCAGTGGGCGCCGCAAACCCAGTTCAGCCGTTGATCTTGCGGCACCCGAAGACAGGCCGGATCGTGGGGTACCCGAATGTGGTGATGGTCTACTCACGACCTTTCGATGCTAGCGATGTCAATGCCGTCATTGGGCAGCAAACAAATCAGGAAGCTATCGCGCGCTTACCCCAGGAAGGGCAGGCGGCTGCAAAGCGGAACCGAGAGATTCTAGAGGGTAAGCAGCGCGAGCAGTTGACGCCTGGTAAGGATTCCGAGATTCGCGGTAAGTACACCTACCAAGCATATCAGTACGGAATGAACGCCGCCGGTGTCTTCATCTACGCTTATGATGCTAGCAAGGTGATACGCGAGGCCGTGGCCGTAAAGACGGCAAACGTAACGCCGCAAGCTGAAGCGACTGCAAGCTTGAAGGAGCCTCATACCTTTATACGGCCAGTCAGTGATGAGCGCGGATTCGAGCTGATCGGGCACTACCGATACGGGCGCCGTGTTTCGTTGCGGGATGGGCGACTCATCATCAACAAGCCGGGGGAGAAAGCCAAGGTTGACGTTCAGCTGGCACTGTCCGGTGATCTGAGCAGCATGCTGGCAGCGCAGTCCCAGGGGCTCACGACGGTGGTTACTGGATATGCCGATCCCGCGGCCGAGTTGGCAGAGATGTCTCCCGAGGAAGGCCAAACCGCCGCTGTGCTACCGGGAGTTGAGAACAGCCCAAACAAGAAATCGGCTGCGTTCACTAGCGTTGGTGATGAGTTTGTTGACGAGGCGCCGCTCGGTTCGGTGGAGCAACGCGGTGTGATGCGAGATGTGGAGGCGTCGCAACTGTCGAGGGCTCTTACGTTGGCCGAAATGTCCGTCTTGGATAACACCATAGTGCGAAACGAGGATTGTGCGTGCATCACCGGTCGAGCTGACCTTGCATTCATGGCTTCCGGTTATCAGGTGGAATCGCTCAATGCATCGTCTGTAGACTTGGGGGCTCTTGGGGATCGTCTGCAGTACGGCACCACAGTTGGCGCACAGGTGAAGGAGCGGGAGCGCGAATATGCCGAGTTGTTGGGGCAGGCTGAGGCGCTCGGGGAATCTGCAAGGGTTGAACGGCTCGACGAAGGGGAGATCAATGCTTCCAAAGCGTCACAGAGGGATCTCGACGTCAAGCTGGCCGCGAGTGCACAGCAGTTGGCTGATGCACGTCAAAAGTATGCACAAGAAACTGGGGGACCCATACAGGTGGTGTCGGATGACGCTCTTGATGAACGTGTAACGGCCCTTCAGATCGCATTGAATGCTGAAAGGGCTCGTTTAGCCGAGCTGCAGAAGGAGGCTCCGCAGGCGAAAGGCGAGACGTGGGTTAGGGAGAGGATTGGCGTATTAGAGGCATCCATCAAGAGTGCTAATGCGCGCATCAACTCCTTGACGGAAGCACAGATCGCCGAGCCAGAACAGCAACAACAGCTGGATGAAGAGTTGGCGGATGTGATGCAAAGCTTGAAGGCTGCCGAAAAGGAGCTGGAGCATCTCCGTAGCACTGCGTCGCAGGAGATGAATCAGGTTGCCTCCAAGCGGGCTGAACAAAATGTTGCTTCGTTGGAAAAACAGCTGCGGGCAGCGCAGGCGGAAGTGAAAGCTCATCGGTCGAGTCGGAGCGCGTCTTCGGGCTCGATCTTCAATTTTACGAATGCGCAGATCGTTTCGAAGGTCGAGTCTTTCTTGTACAAGCTGTACCGATCGCTAGACGACGCACACCAGGAGTTCGAGAAATCGATACGCGGTGAGCGTATGGACACCACCAATGTGTCCTTCAAAGACATCCATCAGCCAGGTGTTTCGGTCGCGAAGCAGAGCGCAGGAAGTACCTATGGCCCGGACGTTGCCCCGGTGTCGGAGTTTGCTCCACCGTTTTCTGCCCCTGGGCGCTATCAACTCGGCGATCCCAATGCTTCGGTGGGTGTGATCGATACGACTCGAAGCGATGTGGCGAAAGCGTGGAGCGATTTCTCGCGCAACCTGCAGCAAAACACTCGCACCCGAGCATTGACGACACAGATAGGCCAAGATCGCGCGAGTATCGCCCGATTGACCGCGGCTCGGGATCTGCTGATCAAGCAGCGAGACTCTGCCGCGGTCGTAGGCGATATTCAAAAGCAGATTGATTCAATGAGCACGCAGATCGCGCACCTTGAACGTCAGGTGTCAGAGAACCAAGGAAAGCTGAGTGAGGGCAGATAGCTGTGTCTGACTTCTTTCCAAAGAACCCGTCAGGGTATGTTCCGGGTGCGGAGTTCGTAGACACGGGGGCGCCTTACGGTATCAAGCTCGGGATTATCACGCGCGTTGATGAGCTAGAGCTGAAGTGTGACATCAAGATCGTTACCGGCGGTGGGCAGCGTTTCGAGGTTGATCTTACGCAGGCTATGTCCGGGCCGCGTAGTTTCTGGGGAGGCATCCCTGAGGTCAACTCGTTCGTGATCATCGGTTACCGGCGTAAGCACAAGCAGCTGCATGAGGCTGTTATCTTGGGTTACCTCGGCAGTGGGAAGATGAGCGGGCTCCGATTTGACCCTGTGATGGCTTCCGATCCGCAGCGCATCGACCCGGAGGATGCCAGCGACTACCGAAAGCTCATTGGCCCACAGGTGCGCTACAAGCGACTGAAGCTCGGCGTGGGCGACGTGGGCGGGATGTCATCGGCTGGGTCTGAGTTTGTTCTCTCTACCGACGTGCGGATGACCAATCGCGGGGGTGACTTCCTGGAGCTGCGCGATGCTGAGCGATCTTTGGTCTCGCAAACCATACATCGCATCGATAGCGAGGCGGGGATTCTGCGGTTATCGGGGCCGGCACGGCGGTCGGGGCTCTACTTGCCACCAGACATTTTTTCGGAGGGTAACAACATCAAAAGTACCGACCAGGGGTACTTCGGCGGCGAGCTGCTCAAGCGTTTCACCCAAGGCGACAGTGTTCTCTACGATGCGTTCAACAACACTGCCAACTTTCCCCCTGTGACGCTGGCGAATGGAAGGCAGGTTCACTACCCATCCACAATGCCCGCCGTGAACTTCGAAGATCCCCAGGATGGTGCTGGGGCAGAGCCCTACACGGAGGATCGCGTTGAGATGGCTCATACGACCGACCTTGTGCAGGAGGTCCGTGAAGAGATCGATGGTTTTCACATGGATCGCCGTCCGATCTATATCGAGCGAGTCATGGGTACGCTCATCGGCAATGACACGTCATCCAGCATGGGTTTGCAGCAGTATGGGCAGCTTTTGCGGCCAAAGATTTTTGATGAGTTTCAGTCGACCAGCAAAGCGAGTTTCAGCACAGAGGTTGTTGCGCGCTCTCCATTCGATGACAGTGAGGCGTACACAACGGCGGGCGCTTATTTGCTACGCATCAATCCTCCCCCCGGTCCGCTGGGCGTAGTACCGACTTGAGTGCGTTTGCGATGGCGGTGTCCAAGCAGGGTAAGCTGTTTTTGAATGTGCCGGGGTCCAAGGTCGAAAAGTATCCCTCGGGCACCAAGAACGTGTCTGCAGAGATCAACATGGAAGGGGCTTTGAAGGCGCGGATCGGCGCGTCTAAGCCGGACAACATCGCGCTTCACTTGACCCTTGAGGGGGGCGCGGTCTTTGACTTCCGTGGGGGCGCGTCGGGCGCAGGGTTGCAGTTTCGGACGCATTCATCGTATGTGGTTGAGGCGCAAGGGGTGCCTAACAACAACAACGTAGCGTATGCGGAGAAACTTCAGGGGGCGCGGACCTCTCATACCATGGCTAACAGTGACGAGATCGTCGAAGGAGCCAAGGCCACCAACGTCAGTGGCGCATACGCGATGCTCGCGGACCGCATGAGCATCAACGCGCACTCAGGATACGCGTTGAACGCGGGCGGCATCGACGTGCTCAGTTCGGGCAAAAGCCAGTACCAGTACGCGCAGGAAGTTGTCGAGACGATTGTTACCGGTGGCCGGAGCACTACGATCCTTGCTGGTGGTGTAGACGAGACTGCGGTGGTGGGTGATTGGTCTACGACCGTCCTCGGTGGTTCGATGTCCACGACGGTGGCCGCTGGTGGCTACAAGGTGTCGGTTGCCTCGGGGGCTGTGACCATTACGTCTGCCGCGGGGGGCGTTACGATGTCGTCTGCCGCGGGTGCGGTTACGTTGTCCGCGGGGCTAGCGGTATCGGTTACCGCGGGGACAACCATGAATCTCAGTGCCCCAACGTCCGTTACGCTCACGAGCGCGCAGGTTATGGTGGGAGGGCCCAGCGCTTCCCTTGGGGTGTGCCGTGGCGTTCCGATGATGCCCCCAGGCGCTCAAAGCCTTGACTACATCACCGGACTTCCCCTGCAAGGCTCAGCCACCTTCCGATCAATGCTCTGATGCCTCTCAACCCCTCAGCGTTGGCCTCTGGGTTTATCGCGCCGAACTTGATCGGTACCGGCAACCTCGGAACCGGGGTGCCGAACTTGTCGCTCGGTGTAGCGATCGGTGTTTGTCAGTTTCTGACCGTTCAGAGCAAGGTCATGACCATTGATGCTGGAACGGTAGGGGCGGGGACTAGCATCATTCCATTGATCGTTCCGAGCCCTTTGGTGCTGAATGCTTTGACGAATTCCTTTGGATCGGTGGGGATGCTGGGGATGATGGCTCCTAAGTTCATTGTGGGGTTGGGAACGGGACTCACCACGGGATGGCTTTCATTGGCGCTTCTGCAATCAATTCATCCATCGGTTGGGGTGGGCGCTGGTGTAGCGAGAATCGTTGGGCCATCGGCGGTCCCGGCAATGATCGCAGGTTTCTCTGCCGCAGGGATGATCGGGGATGGCCCAGTGAGGTTTGCTCGCGCGATCGGGGCAGCTCTGGATTCGACTTTTGCATCGTTTGTGCAGGTAGGAGTACCGATCGTGGGCGCGCCTGCGCCGGCAGCTAGCTCTGGAACTGGATTCGGAAATGTGATCTGATGAGTTTGATCTCGGGATACGTTGTTGAGCCGATTCGTGTAGGGCAATCCAATGGGACCTTTACGCAGACGCCCGACGTTTACGTAGCGAACGAGACTGCCTTCAATACCGCCTATCCGGAAGACGAAACAGCGCCGCGTACCGATTATCTGGTGATGGTGACCTCTGAGGGGACCACTCGTCCAGGGCTTTTGGAGTTTGCGCGTTTTGGCTTCACCAAGAATGAGATCATCGATCGCTTTGCCTATGATGCTCAGCTCGGCGCTTTTGTGCCGTTGAAGGGTTCAGCGCCTATCGAAGTTGGCGTGTTGGCCGCAGATGTGAATGACAATAGGCTCCGTGTACGGCCGCCAGTGCAAGCAACCTCGGTAGCGTCCGCCCCGTACCGGCTCGCCGTTGGTTCTACAGGGAGTGGTATCGCTTGGTCTGTGGTGGTGGTGGCTACTGATGCCGATTTCAGCACTCCGGCGAGTCTGCCGACGCGGACTGTGCAGCTGTCCATGGAGACGGGCAACCTCAACTGGCGAACCAGCGATGTAACGACAACCTACGCGGGTGAACGAGTTCGGTTTCAGCAGCAGCAGTTCTTTACCAGCAAAGAGTCTACGGGGCGGCTTGGATTCGCGCCTATCTCGGTAGCAGAACCGGCATTGATCTTGAACCCGTTGCCCGGTCCAGGACAATACCCTCGAATCCGTTTTGGCTACGGCTTTTATCTCACGCCTGCGGAGGTAACTTCGTTCACGTCGAATCCTGCAGCCGGTACTGTGCAGTGGATTCGAGGTACCGGTGAGCTGAAGTTTAATCTCGCGGATGCAACGGCAAACATTGGAACGCCCGTGTACTACGATGGCGTTTTGTTCGCGAACAACCTGTCGTTGCCGTCTCAATCTCTCGGGATGGTGCCGGCTTCAAACGGGCCGATGCCGACCACGATCACGGGTCTTCCCTCCACGAGCGGGTACGACCTGATCTTTCGTGTGGAAGGAAGCAGCCCCTACTATCGCTTCCCAACGGTTACGTATCGGCAAGAAAGTCAATTTGATTCGAAGGGCAAGCGCGGTGAGGTGCAAGTTGATCCTACGACGGGCAAGGTGCGCCTGGCGAACGCTGACCGAGGCAAGTTTGTTGGGAAGACCGTTACACTCTTTATCGCTGACTTGCCGATCGAGCGCGGTATCTCGGTACGGTTTCTACGAAACCCAGTGAACCTGGATGGGTCGCTGGCCCTCAAGGATGTGACGGCTGTGTATTCGGTGCAGGGTGCGACGTGGGCTGACCCGATCATCGCCTCTCCTCAGGTGAGCTTGCCATCATTGCCCATTGAGGCGGCCGCGTATCCGACGACGGTGCATGTCGTGCAGGGCCAAGGTTCCTACGTCAACAACGCCTTTCCAGATCTGACCGTCTCCCCTCAAGAAGGCCTCGGATACTTCATTGACTACGATTCGGCAACCATGTTCTTTGCGCAACGCAAAGAAGACGTAATTGTGTCGTTGGGTATGACCTCCGACGTTGTGCTCCCTGATCCATTGCTCGTGTCGAGTCATCTGGTAATCGAGCGAGGCTCGGGTAGCAGCTATCAGTTGCTTGTTGTGGGGGATGATGTTTTGGTTGACACAACCAGCGGGGTTGTATCGTTGGCTTCAACCAACGCTGCCCTGGTCGCCGGAACAGCTTCGATCGTCGGATCCACTCTGACGGATCCACAAGCGATGTTCATTACCGGTGGTGTTCGCGCTGGTCAATTGGTTGTGTTGACTGGGCGTGGCTCGCTGTACTCGGTGGTCTCGGATCCGGTCACGGAAACCGCGGTCGAGCTGCACCCTCAGCCAGAGCCTGGAAGCAAACTCGCCTACACGATCTACGAAGATCGCGAAGTCCTGGCGGATCGATACTTTGATGAGGTAGTGCTGGTTGACCCCTCCACAAAGGTTGAGCGCGTCTACGAGGGAGTCGCACGGACATTGACTCCCAAGGTGGATTACCAGTTGCAAGCTGAGTTGGGCTTGGTTCAGTTCAGTGATCGGCTGTTAACTGGCGAGCAAGCACGCATCACCTATACGGTGAAGCCTCCCTACACGATGCCTGCAACGGAGCCGGGTGGTCCGGTCACCGAATATGCTCGCTTTCTGATTCGCAAGGAGGTCACGCTCGAGCACCCATTGCCCACGTCCACGCTGAAGTTCAATCCTGCAGGACTGATCGTCGCTTCGGAGCCAGCGCCCGCGGTCTTTCGCGGGGGGCGGCCGCAAAAGCTCGGCGTTCAGTGTACCGTTGATACCGAGGCGTCTGAGATCACGTTTCTGGATGATGGGCAGCTTACGGATGCGTTGCCGCACGGCGCGGTGGTCAATCCCAATGAGCGCGTGTACATCGATTACTACGTCACCCAAGCTGTCGGCGGGGAAAAGACCTTTACAGTGCTCCAGCCGCCGCTGTTGACTTCGCCGGTTACGATAAAAGAGCTGACCAATGAGTTCGTTGTTCGCGGGGATCAAACAGCGAGATTTCCTAGCCAGCATCTTCTACGCATAGAGAGCGAGCAGATCTACCTGATCGGCAGCTCTTCTTATGCTGCTGATGCGGATGAGACAACGGTACGGCTCTACGACAGCGGCACCAATCCCGATGGCTTTAGTCAGAGCTTTTCGGACGCCTACAGTGACCCAAAGCTCTATGTGTCCTCAGGACCTACTCCGATAGTCCCAGCGCCACTTAGCCCGGCGTATTTCGTTGCTGAGCTTAGTGTGTATGAGCCGATCGCGCGGGGCAGCAACACCTTCTGGATTTCGGGCGATCAAGCTTCTTCGTATCGCATCGGGACGGTTGTCTTGTTTACCAACGCGCTGGGAACCTTCACCGACTTTCAGCAGGTGACAGGCGTTGCCTACGACGTCGGTACAGGCCGGACCAAGGTGATGCTGGCTTCCAATGTTGCGCGGCAGTATTTGCATGGGCAACAGCTCTTGCTGCGATCGTTGCGCCCGGTATTTGCTGAACCGCCTACGGAAGTGCAGACCGCGCGGATTCCCAAGCTCACCCAACCCTATTTAGTATACCGGCAGACGGTGGGACAACCAGGCCGCGTGCTGACGCAGGCTGAGTATACGATCGACGAAACCGGGCGCGTTGTGCTGGTCGAGCCGCTCGCTCCCAATGAAGAGATCTCGATTTGCTATACGGGACTCACCACTCCAGCGGCGGGGGAGAACCTGAGGGTGTCGTACACGTGCCAGATTGCCCCTTCGGCGATCAACGGACTCTTGGGCCAGGCGCTAATCGCGGATTACTACATTCAATCCGCGGATAGCTTCTACTTCCGCGTTGAAACTATGACCAACTTCCGTGGGGAGTTTGCTGCGGAAATTGCTGCTTCGGCGGCGAGCGGAAGCTCCGGCCCTCGGACGTCGAATTCGTCTCAGCCGAAGCTCTGGGAGCAAGGTCGCAAATCGCTATACTTTGACGAGCGCCACTTGGCTAATCAAGATAGGGTAGCTCGCGCTGCCCTGTTCTTTTACAACGATTTGATCAATTCCATTGAGAGCTTCCGTAGTCAGTTGGATGGGCTGGTTGTTGGCAACAACGATGGTCCGCTGCGATTCGACGGTGGGACTGGCCGCAAGTCTTTGGGCGAGCCCGTTACGAATCAAATTGATGATGCGCTCGAAGTATCGGACAGCCCACCATTCAGCGTGCTCAAGAGGTACTACGAACCGGGGCCGCTGAGCCGGTTCTACCCGACGCACAAGAACTTCTTCGGCACCACTATCGCGATTGATGATCAGACCTCGACGGGTACAGAGGTCTTGGGCACGAGCACCGGAAACGTCACGCAGGTGTCGAGTCTGCGTTGGCGGCAGGCTTGGGGGGTGGTTCAGAAGAGCAGCACCGGTAGCACTCTACAGGTTGATCTCGCGAAAGGCACGGAGCCTGAGTTTGCGGAGCAAGCGCAGCGGTATGGCCGGCGTCCCTTCAAGCAAAAGATGAAGTGCGCGATCGTCTCACGTGACGGCGCCTTGGTCGCCTCTCTGGTGTCTATCGTGAGCGTCGCCGACTATGAAGTGAACCTCTCAAATGCGGTTGTGGCTCCCATTGGCGCAACCATCTATCAGCTTCAGACCGATGACTCGAAGCTAGGTACGGCGCCCAATGAAGAGCCGAACATGGTCACGCATGTTGCTGGCCGCGACTATTCCTTCAACGGTGAGACAGGGCAGATTACCTACGTTGAACCGGCGGGCGACCCCGCTACCAATGTGCCGTTGTCGGGTCTGACGCTATATGAAGGCGAGTTGACCTTCACTAACAAGCTGACGGAGCCGTTCAAGTTTCCAGCGCTGTTCGGCGGTATTGAAGACGATGACGGAGCTTTGAGCTTTCCGATTCAGAGCCCACACCCGGACAATGAGCAGTGGAAGTTGTCGGCGGAGACCGTGATCATCGGCTCCGGCGCAATCCGTGCTCCGCTTGTCACTGAGCCCAAGGTGTCGACTGGTTCTGTGGTAGCGCCCAACCTCTACACCATCGTGGATTCGACCATTGGTTCGATGGTCCCAGGCCCGCAACCAGGGGGGTTGGTGCGGATATTGACGGGGCCGAACAGTGGTTCGGGCTTTCGACGTGTTTCATCGGTAGGGAGCACCTACGTAATCGTTACTTCGGTGGGGGACGGAGGCGCTACTTTGCCTGCGTTTGTAGCGTCCGCGGGGTTCTCTTACGAGCTGGTTGTGAGCCCGAACATCGCGAGCGGAACAGCGAACGGCGGGACGGTTTCAACGCTCTCACATAGCGGGGCTTCGTTTCTATCGACGGTGAAGGTTGGTTACACCGTGGTTTTGACCTTCGGGACCACCGTTTATCGGCGACAGGTAACGGCGGTCAACTCGAACACCACCTTGACCTTCTACCCGAGCGTGCCGACTGCTGTCGGGACGGCGACGCAGTATCGGATTGAGAACTCGCTTGCGACCTATGGCAATCGCAGTGGGGTGGGGGAGTTGGACCCGATACAGGCATGGGATGCCGTCTTGGCTGGCCTGCAGGCGCTATACGCAGACTATGGTGTGGCGCTGGATTCGATCTTGGCGAAAGCCGAAGATGGCGTGCGGTACTTCGGGCTTACTGATTCTCTCGTGACGAGCCTCACGGAGCTGCGCACTTCCGTGGCGGCACTGGTGTCGCCTTTGGCGGGCCTACGCGCGAAGCTTGCTCCAGCGCAGGTAGTGGCGTTCGATGGAGCCCACACGTTTGCGATGGATGTTCTTGGCTTGGATGTTGATGCGCGTGAGGCTCAGGTTGTTGATCGGAGCGAAGCGATAGAGACCGTGGTTGAACAGCTGATCGACATCCTTGCCAACACAGAAAAGCTCTATGACAAGCGATATGTGTGGATTGACGCGCGGATCAACTTGGAAAGCGGGTTGCTCGTACGCCAAGAACTGGCGGTGAAGAACCGTTTGAAGGCACAGACGGAAATGCTCAAGCAACTAATCAAGCTGCTCGCAGTAGGGGGTGTGTGATGGAAGAGCAGAATAAGAAGTCGCCACCGGCATGGGAAAAGCGTGAATTTGTCATTCATGAGAAGATGAAAGAGATATGTCGGTTGGGGGTAGCCGCAACAGAGGCGGAGATCGCTGCACTGCGGCGCAAGCTCGAAAAGCTCCAATACGGCGGTCGGTAGCAAAGGATGGCTGACTGGCAGGCACTGTCGATACAGATCCCAGGGCAAGATCTCCTGGAGGGCGCGAGGGGTGCGCTCGAAGGGCTCATGGTCTACCTGGAGATCACCAAAGCGATTCTAGAGACCGTCAAGGTCTTCATGGTTGATTTTGGCAATCCCATCAAGCCGCTAGTCGAAGCACTGCTGCAGCTCATTGTGGACTTGTTCGAGTCGCTCAAGCGCTCTGGGCTCTATGCTTGGTTTGATGTTCCCAATCCGCTTGTGGACCCGAACTTCAACCGGTTTGTGGGTGGCTTTAGAGCGTTTGTGGAGCGTTTCAAGTCTGGATTGGTTGACCCGCGGGACGCGAATCGGCCGCAACCCGTAGCGGGTGCGCACAAGAGCGGGTTTATGCTGATCGTAGCGGACGCGGAATCGTCCATGGCGTTGATGCGCTACATGGAAGTGTTGCAGCGATTCTTTGGCAAAGAGTTTGCCACGCCTCAGTATCTGCCCCCATCTAATTTCAAGGTACTCCCGGTGGGTGCCGATGGCGATCCGATCCTGGCTGTCTCGAGAGTGTTTCAGTTTCAGCCAACGTCGATTGCCATTGAATGGTCCCTGCCTCCGGTGACGAGTCCCGGAGATCCTGGGTTTGCAGATCTCATTCAGGGGACATCGCAGCTGGCGTTTATGCCAGCGTTCTTGATCGAAAAGAGTGCGGAGGTGAACCCTGCCGTTGGTGAGATCACGGTTGAGCAGCTCAGTGATCCTGACGCTGCCGGCCCCGTTGTCATGACTGAAAATACCCTGACGTTGGTCCAAGGGTCGCAGAGAATGGTACCGCGTGCTGTGCGTCTTACGGAGCCTAATGGAGATCCCTTCATTAAGTTTCAGCAGTACATCGCCGTGGATCCTTCCGCTTCGACCGGATCGTTCCTGCTCGGGCAGCTGGGGACGTTTCGCTACATCGACACGGACGTTAGGCTGAATTACACCTACTACTATCGGGTCCGTGCATTTACGGGGCGGCTGGCGATGTCTGGCACGTCCGTCAACTTTGGGCTTCCGCAGACCAATGTAGTTGATAAGACGCTCTACATTGAATGGCCGGCCGCCGATAGTGGTAACAAGCCGGTGATGGGGAAGGCATCCCCTATCGCTCGGGTCACGATTCCGATGTACCCAGAGCGATTCGATGTGATCGAGACGCTGCGACGGCTCTTTCAAACGGCGTTCTCGTTGAATTTCCACTTGCCGATGCCCGAGGGTGCTCGATTTGACAGTGACGGTCTTGCGATCGAGCCGACAGTAAACTCGGACATCGGAAAGGGCACGTTGACCTCACTAGCTGGACCTGCAGCATCGTTTCAGGCGGTGCCTATCCTGGCGGGGATCACGCGGCTTACCGACGTGACGGCACGATTCCAGCGGGATCCCGCCACGGGGAAGCTTCCTGAGCAACCGTGGAATGATACGCGAGTGGTTCGGAACTCAGCGCGTTTGGCCAATATTGTGGCGGGGGCGATGTTGGGGGCGAACTCTGCGGTGGCCTTCAAGGGGCTCATGGAGAACGGGTTTCCGCGGCAAGCACCCGCTATAGAAGGGCTAGACGTCACTAATCTGTATGAGCTGGTCTACGAGATTACAAAAGTACAGGACCCTGAGTCGGCTGGCGATAGGGCTGTTCAAGACGCAGGGGTCCTGTACAGCGATGTTTTTGCTGACCCGCACGTACGGCTCAATGTGCTGGCCGCGGTGAGCTTCTGCAAATCGTTTACCCTGGAAGGTGGGTCGGCCGACTGGATCCAGATAAGCCTGCTTCGCGATGTTGTGCCTTGGTCTGGTCAGCTCATCTACGAGCTTTTGGCCAAGATGCAGGCGCTCGTTGACGCGTACGCGGGGGTGATGGCTGAACTACGGGCGTTCGTGGATTTGATCGTCGCCAAGATAGACACTCTTGAGCGGCTTCTTCAATACCTGACGTCGATTCTCGACTTCGTGGCTGGCTTGTCACTTGGTTTCTACATCTTGAACGTGCCAGAGACCGAGGGCGGGGTGTCTGAGTGGATGTCGTTGATCGATAACGCCGGAGGAATGGCGCCGCCCAGTGGGCCAGGGGGGTACACGGGGGGAGTGGCGCTTGCGTACGTCGCGGCTGACGTGACGCCTTACGCGACCGCTCTGAGGCTGATTTTCTAAGTCGAGCTAATCGTTCGATGGTCCGGCTTGTGTTGAACCTGCGGGGTTAGGTGTAACGAGAGGTTCTCGCGTGGCGTTTCAGTTTCTCGGCACATTCACGGTAAGCCAGTTCAAGCGCTTTGAAGCGTACGTGCGTGCGCAAAAGCAATTGGTAGACGCGCGTATCGCTCACTTGAAGGCAGAGCGAGATCGGATCGGAGGCCTTGCGATCGCGTACGACAAGGACGGCAACCCCACTCACGTTACCAGCGACGAGCAACACACCTATCTCGGGCGACTCTTAGGCGCCTATGAGGTGTTGGGCGGAAGTGTTGAGTTTGATTTGCAGGTGAGGTCGTCTGCACAGCCTGTCTTTCGTGTCCCTGGAGATATCACGAGGCCGGCTCAGCTCCTCAGCAACGGCGAGGTAATCGCGAATGAAGGCTTGGGTGACGCTGCATCTGCGACGACCATCCAGGCCATGCGCAAGTGGGTTGAGCAGGATTTGCTACGGCGGCGAGAGAGTCTCGAGCGGAAGATTAGGCGCGCCATCGACTATTCCGAGCAGCTGAACGCGGAGATCGCCGAGTTGCAACTAATGAAGGGGTCGGAAAATGAAGAGGGGTCGCTTGACTACTACGTCAGCATCATCAATGGCCTAAAAGTGGATCGCAACTACATGGCGATAACCGATGATGAAGCGAGCCCTGACCCTCATGGCCGATTCGCCAAGGCTCCGATCGCCAGATTCACACCAGGGCCTAGAGGTTCGGTTTCGGATGAGTTCGCTAGAACCGTGAAAGGTCTTGTGACGCCGGGTAAGTAGAGAAGATGTGAAGCATGTCCTTTGATAGGCAGATCGATCAAGTGTGCCCGCATGAGGTTGCGGAAGAGGCGCTTTTTGTGAGCGCAGATCGGATGACCGTGCGTCCGATGCGACCCATTTCTGCGGCGGCGTCCGTTAAGGTTCTACTCAATCACCAAATTGTTGTGCCTTCGGCAGGGGTGTACTTACCCGCGAAAGCTGTCGGTGCTCGCCGGGGGCCTTTTTCGGTGACCGGACAGAACAACGTGCTTCACATAACGGTGAACCAAGGGGAGTCCCAACGGGTTGTGCTTCCTCTTACCAACCGCATGGCGGCGGCTGAGATGGCAACACTGTTGAACCAGCGGGCGACCGGAGTGGTGTTCACAGCGGTCAATGATCGAATTGCATTTCAATCGCAGCTGACCGGCCCTGAAGTGAGCCTTTTTTTGCACGGGGATAGTACGGCGGCAACTCTGTTTGGGCTAGTGAGTAACCATGAGTACCGCGGCATGCAGAGCGTGCCCGGATGGACTTTGATCAGCGCCACAGGGACACTGCCGGATCGACCTATGCGCCTTGTGGTGTTCGACCGACCACTCCGAGGGAGTTCTGATTTCGTGGAGCTGTCATACTCGACTGTGTTGCAGGAGTGCAGGCGTTGCGGCGGAACCGGCTATGAACATGATTGGCGGTACGATGTGAACGGGAATGTGGTCGAGATCCGCGATGAGGGGCTGCTCATTCAGGAGCTGCAGAAGCTCTTTTACACGCTTCGAGGCACCAATCCCTTTCACTCTTGGTACGGCACAGGGATCTTCGATGCTATCGGAGCCAAGCTCTCTAGCGGCGGCTTCACGCAGAACTTCATTGTTGCTGACATTCAACAAGCTTTCTCGCGCTGGCAGAAGATCAAGTCACAGCAGGAGGAACGCGTGCAGCAAGAGGTGTCAGATCGCGAGTTCCCGCTGAGGCTGTTGTCAGTCAATCTCGAGCAAAGCGCAGAAGATCCAACGGTCATTTATGTTTCAGTGACGGTCCAGAATCGAAGTGCCGAGCCGATTCAGCTGACCCGCGGGCTGAGGGTGCCGGCGTCACAGCAGATCGCGGGTGGCACGATCCGACAGTCCCTGAGCAGTACTGTTCTCACTTAGGCCGTGAAGAGACGAGATGGCTACAACACCACAGATAGCGCTTAGAGATGGATCGGGGTTCACGACAAACCTTGCCTTTACCACGAATCAGGAATCCATCTACCTTACTGGCACGGTGAGCGTTGATACTGTAGCGACTCAAGTCTCCATCAATGGTGCGGCATTTAGCGCCGACCCGAATCTGGTAGAGCACGTTGGGCAAACGCTAGCGATCCCTAGGCTCAGCGTGTATCCGATGGGGTTGCCGCTGGAGTTTGGCGTCAACACCATCTTGGTGCGCGCGGTTGACATCGTGGGCGCTGTGTCAGCGGCCGCCACCATTGTCATCACTAGGGTCTTGGACGCCAACGTCGCTGGGACCCAGATCCCTACCGGGATACGCGTTCAGCGCTACCGCGGCAATGTCAAGATTCAAGCGGCGAAGCCCAGTGGGGCATTGATCAGCACCTTCCTCGGTTTCAACTTCTATGCGTCCACAGAGCCGGCCGGGGCTTCCGGCTACTATCGCGTCAACGAAAAGCCCGTTTCTTCGGATACCAGCTTTGAGCAGGATGACTTGATAGCGTACGAAGACCTGGCCCTGTGGGATGTGAGCGGCGTTGGCAGGATGATACGCGTGCGCATTTCTGAGCTTGATGAGTTCGGAAACGAGACGGCGGTGCGACTGGATTCATTCCACGATAACACCGTGCTCAGCGGAAAACTGCGTTTTACCAGCACCCTTCAGAGTTATGAGATGAACGAGTTCATTGCGTTCACCCATGACCGACAAGGGGGTGCGGGGTCCGTTAACTCCGATCAGTTCTTGGGGGTTCCCAGCACGGACCCTCTCTACTACGTCGTAACTGGCGTCTACTACGATCCAGCGACCAACACCGAGAGCGAAACGCCATATTCACAGGAAGTGCTGGGTGCGCCCCTCACGATAGACACTACGGTTCGTGATTTGCCGAGCCGTACACAGACGCAGATTGTCATCGATTACATGAACGCTGTGCTGCGGGTCAACAACGCGATCTCGTTGATTCCGGGGTCGGTCACGCGTGACGTGGACATCGATCCCTTTGCGTCCGAGGCGGAAAGAATTTGGTTTCTGCTGGACTTCGTTCACCGAAGTCAGAGCTTTCTCACCTTGTTGGCGATCGACAATGTAAGCGGCAACGGTGTGTCTGACCCGGTGGCTAGCAGCGCGTACAAGCAGGCACTGAAGGCCGCGCTTGGGTTGTTGAGCGACAGCGCTGTACAGGCGTTGATTGACCAGCAGTTTGACAAGCTCGCCGCCAATGTGAACAAGACCCGCCTCGGTGGGCGGCAGGCAGTTGGAACGTTGACTCTATATACGGCGGTCCGTCCCACAAGAGACATACCGGTCCCTGCGGGGTCTTACGCGATCTCGTCCGCGGATGCCAGCACGGGCGTGACATCTCAGCGCTACCGCATTGGGGGGTCATTTGTGATGCTCGCCTCGAATGCGGACTCTTACTATAACTTCGAAACGCGGCGCTATGAGTTGAGTGTAGACATTGTGGCGGAAACGGCTGGTTCTGCCGGGAATGTTCCTGCCAACACGATCAGGAGCCTCGTGGGGGTTAGCGGTCTGCAGGCTACCAACGAGTCTGCGATCGTCTTTGGCAGTGATCGGGAGAGTAATGCAGAGCTTGCGGCACGTGCGATGCTCGGTTTTGCATCGGTGGATACCGGTACCGAGAGTGGTTACGCGGCGACCGTTGCTTCTAAGGTCGGCGTCATTCGGAACAAGATCGTCAAGAGCGGCGATACGTTGATGATGCGTGACTATGATGACGTTCGCCACAAGCACATCGGCGGTAAAGTCGATGTCTGGGTGCAAGGTGTTCAGGAGCGGCAGGTTCAGGATCGCTTTGCGTTCACGTATGAGGTCGCATTCAACGTGCAATGTCAGGTGCTGGACGCGCAGGCGCTGATCTTCCGTGTGCTCGACTCTCGTGTCACACTCTCGACTCCCATTGTGGAGGTGCTGAATGGTAGTGTTCGCAATGTGACCGTAGGGCTCGACTACAACCTTACGAACATGAAGCTTTTGGACTACCAAACGTTTCAGCTTAGCACCGATGTGCCGCAGCCGACTACTACGGCGGATGATCGTGTCATTGCCGACTATCGTTTTCAGGCGCAAAACAAGCTATACATGACCCTCCAGCCGGTGCGGCGCGTCGTTTCCGTCGTGGGCGAGGTGAGCGGCGCGCTGACGCCTGACGTTCACTACAAGCTATACAAGACGGATGATCCGTTGCTTGAGGGGGAGAGCACGCTTGCGAAAAACTACGTGGCGATCACGCCCTCAGGGGGCAAGCCCAGCGGTGAGACCATTACGGTGAACCATGAGCTGCGTGTGTTGATTGGCTTTGAGCAAGAACCCCTCAACTCGATCGGCATCAACACGGCAACCATTCGTGTGTTCAATGAGCAGCGGACTATCGAATACAGCGCACCGGGTGCCTCTGCTCCCGATTATGACGTGATAGCGGGGACCCCTACCACGCCGGCAAAAATTGTTCGTACAGCGGCCTCACGTATTGCGAGCGGGCAGGAAGTGTCGATTGACTATGCTCACGATGAGAACTTTGTTGTGACCTATGTGGTCAACGACTTGCTTCAGCAGTTGCAGGCGACCCTGAACAATCGGCGGCACGTTACTGCGGATGTGCTGGTGAAACAGGCGGTCAGCAATGGGATCGACATTGAAACCACGGTGCAGCTCGCGAGGGGTGCTACGAAGGAGAAGACCGATCCCGCGCTACGGAACAATGTGTCGTTGGATCTGAACCGGAAGTTCATCGGACAAGGTGTTGCGCAATCGAATGTGGACGCGGCGATCAACGACACGGATGGGGTGCAATTCAACGTGTTGCCTATGGCCAAGATGGCATACGCGTCGGGCTCGGTGAAGCTTCGGGAGAGGGTGTTGTCTACGTACGAACGCCAAGGCGCGAGGTCCTTGGACCAAGGGGGCAACATCGCGTTCATTTTGACCAACCCCCTAGGGTTTCCGACGACAGACGGTGGCGGGCTCGACACCGAACATAGGGGGGTGTTCCAGGATGACATCGCGATGCGGATATCTCCGACTCTCGTGGGGGTGTGCTCGGAGGCAAATCAAGCTTTCATCATCGGCTCTGGAGGCGCAATCATTCAGGGGTACTCGGACGACGCGACTCTGACCGCGGAAGGCTACTTGCCCCTTCAGTTCGCTGCAGAACGTCTTCGACGCACTGCCAACCATATTGTGTTGTCGCTTTTGGGTTCAGGGTCTCCGACGGACAATCCGGGCAATCACAGCTACGCCGTGTCGTATGTCATCCGCGGGGATTCGGGGTCACACGACATCAACGTTTCGGATGTGGAGCTTATCGAGCTTTCGACGCTCACTGTCACCTATCGTGACTACGCGAAGGGGGCCTGATGGCAAGGCTTGTATACGATGGGAACCGGCTAAACAGCACGGTCTACGCGTCCGGCAAGGAGTACGATCTTCGGCTCTTGCAGAGGGCGCAGACGGTTTTTTCGACCTTGCTGAACCTGTTGCCCAGCAACTACGTATCGGCCGTTCAAGGGCCTTCTTACACGAATGCTCTGAAGGCTATCGCGGTTGAGCTGTCGCGGCTTGAGCTGGCCCTGGAGGATGTGGCCTTTGACTTCAATTTCAACCGGACACGTTCGGACTTTCTTTGGTCAGTGATTGGGTATCTGGTCCTGGTGAACGAGCGGATTCCGGATCTCGGTTTCAGCGACCATCAGTTTCGCAGCTTCTTTCTTGGGTTGATCGGCATCTACTTTCAAGGCTCTGTGCCAGAGTCCATGAAGGATGTGATACAGCTGTTCAATAGTGGCGATATCGCCATCACCGAGTCCTTCCTGCTGGTACGCAAGGGCACCGGTGGTCTGGACATTTCGGATCAATTCTCTTTCGGAATCGACTACGTGGCGGCTCCCGGCGGGGGATTTCCGCCTAACGTGTTCGAGGCGGATTCTGCGATCCGGCAGTTGATTGATCTTGTGCGCCCGGCCCATACGTTGTTTCGCGTGCGCTACGTGTTCGGCGATGACGTGTTTCCGGATGCGAATGACCTGTTCGGGAAGTTCAAGGACGAGATGCGTTGGCGGATGGCCACGTACTACTACGCGGATTTTCGCCATTACTGGATGGGCATCAAAGACCGGGATCGACTTGGCCGAAACACCAATCAGTATGTGACCGGGGAGAATCACAGCGGCGATTTTTAGTTATCCTTTTGCCGGTTGTGAGCTGCGGACAAATGAACATCGTCAGCCAGGGCACTGTCATCACCGTCACCTTTGACGTCCCGCTTCTGCCTCAGAACGCGGCGGATCCGGCGAGCTACGTGCTCAGCAGTCCTGATGGGGGGGTGCCGCTCATAGTGCTTGAGGTGGAGGTTGCAGGACTCCTTTCGGTGTCGAGTTCCATAGAAGGTTCGTCCGCGATGCAGCTACAGCCGGCCAGTAGCGTGTTCTACGCGAGTGGGGCGATTGCATCGAGGTATCTTGAGATCTCACAGGTTGTGTTGAGGACCACCAAGCCTAGCGCCGGGCACATGTATCGGCTCGCGACCCGCGGGCTGAAGATGGTCAACGGCAATGTGCATCGTGAGGTCCAGACGTTTGTCGCATCAGCTTCGCTTCCACGGGTGACTCGGGCAGAACAGCTGGAAGACGGGGTTGTGGTGACCTATTCGGAGCGCATGCGGATCAATGACTCGTTCATTTCGAGTGACGTGTATGCGATCTCCGGTCCTACCGAGGTGATGATCACCAGTGTTCGTGTTCTTTCGGCGAGCAAGGTGTTGCTGACTACTGTTGGGCTTCGCACGGGCTTGTATACGCTACGGGTCAGTGGTGTTGTGGATGTTGCGGCCAATCCGCTGGACGCGCCACACGACGTAGTGCAGTTCACGGCGATCCCCGCTCGCCACCTCCGGAGTATTTTTACGGATCGAGGGCCGATCGCCAAGCCTGCGCTGACGCTGCAGTCGGGGGCGGGTGCCAGCATCGCGAGCCCGACGCAGATAACATTGCCTGGTGCTAACGTTACCGCGGGCCACGTGGGACTCTATGTATCGCTCACGGGCGGCCCCAATGAAGGCGCTTACCGAGTCACAAGTCGTGTTTCCGCCACGGTAGTGAAGGTGGCGGCTAGCTTTTCGCATCTCGACGACCCTTCAAATGGCGCGCTTGGATGGAGTTTGATCGACTACCGGGATGGGCAGATTGCCAATGACCCAACTGACGTGGTGGTAAAGATCAACGATACCCCTGTAGAGGCAGAGGCGGTCATCGGGCTGCTCGGTCAGGTGGTGCTGCCGTTGGTTCCGGAGCCTGACGATGATGTGCGGATTGACTATGCATGGATCCGTGATCCCGTAGTGGATGTACGACGGCTGAACTCTAAAGAGTTTTGTCTCAACAACTGGAACAAGCGTGTTGATTCCGCTTCTTCTCACCAGTACCGGTACAACAACACGCTGCTTCGACCGGAAGCGTTGTCTCGGGAGTCCTCGGAGGCAATCACCGGGATCGCCACATTTCCGACGTCAGTCATTCTCAGTGATCTATCGGCCAACTTTTCGAGCGTCGCGCCTGAGTCGTATGTGACCATGTTGAGCGGTCCGAACAAGGGGTTGCGGCGAAAGGTTCATGCGATTCTGAGCGACACGCGGTTGACGCTCGAGGCGCCGTTGTTCGATAGCAGCGGTGGCGCGTACCGGGTTGACCCCATCGATATCAGCGCTGGGCGATCGCAGCCGCTTGAGAGGGATCTGAAGTACCGTGCGTATGAGCGCGCCTACTCTGTTGCGCTCAATGATCCAAATCTCTTGTTGTTGAACTCGCCGAATCAGCGGATCGCATATCCGCCAATGTCGCGACCGTTGGCGACGGTCTTTGTGAATTATGAGGGCAGCGTACTGCCGGAGGCCTCGGCGGATCCGTGGCAGAGGGCGGGTCAAGGGCTGGCTGAAGTGCAGGGCGCGGACCTTGTGGTGGTGGATGATAGCATCGGTCCAGCCCCCGGAGGGGCTCCAATTTTTTGGACACGGCCGATTGATCTGACGTTTGATCATATTTATGCGCTAGCGTGGCGCATGCGGATCGATGCCACGCCGACTCCGCAAGGGGTGTTTACGGGGTTGGCAGCGGGATATGCGGATGCTGAGAACGTCTGCGTAGTTGGCTACCTGGATGTCGAAGGCGTTAAAATGCTCGGTGTCCTTCGTAAGGGCTTCGGAAACGATCCGTCGCAGCAAGCCGCTTGGACGTCGGCGGAGCTTGATTGGAGCATCTCGCGCAGCTACCGACTCTTCCGTGATCAGACGGGGAGTATCGGCGTCTACGTTGATGGCGCGGTTGTGCCGATGCTTCAGGCGGCCGAGGATTCGTTACCATCGCTTCACGAGCTGAATGCGCCGTTTGATCAGTTGCAAGGGCCATTCTTCGGTTCGATCTCCAGGGAAGCCGCGAGCACCTCGACCTGGAGTTTCGTGCGCTACACTGCGATTCCCGCTAACCCGTTGGAGTCAGAGCCCTCGATCTTTGTGGCTTACGAAGGCTCCCAAGTGCCAGAAGCGGCAGCGCAACCATGGACTCCTGTGGGTTTCCACGGGACTGAGCATGTTGTTGATTCGCATCTCGTTTTGGACTCCACGAGCGCGTCTTCTGGTGCGTCAGGGCTCATCAGCGGCGACTTCAAGGGTTATACGCGAATTGAACCACTTCTTAAAGAGTCGTTTAGCACCGTTTTGGATCTTCGGCTTGCGGTGCGTACCTATACGCATGGGATGTCGCCGAATGCTGTGATGGCAGCGATTGACGACGGGGATCGGCTCATTCAGCTCAGTTTTGTTGCGGAGCAAGCCTCTCCCAAGATCAGCTACGGCGGACGCACCTTGCCTCCCGAGTTCGAGCCTTACCCGTGGAACCCTACGGGTGCGCAGGCAGCCACGATGGTTGGCCAGTATTTGATGATCGAAGACGAAAGCACTGAGGATGGGCTTTCGTACACGGCGCAGGACTCACATGCAACGGACAGTGCGGATCGCGTGATCTCGTATTTGAGCGACTACATGGTCGAGTTCCGCGTGCGTGTGGTGAGCTACACCCCGGATGTTACCGGATTCTGCGGGGTGTCTTCTTCTGTGTACGACGGACTGCAATCGGTGGGGCTACAGCTTGTGCAGCACCCCGAATACGTCGAGCAGGACGGCGGCATCGTGGAGACCAATCGGCGCTATGTCGAGCTGCACTCGGAGGGTGTCGGAAGGCCGGGTGGGCGCTTTGCCTTTGAGTGGAACGACGGGATGTTTCACACGTACCGGCTCACCAAATCGACTCTTGGCAGCCAAGTCTCCGTTTTCGCGGACGGTGTCTACCTAGGCGCGCTTGACTATCAAGGGTTCGAGCCTCCCCCGGCTCCTTCCTTGGTTGGAAGGGCATCGTTTGGTTCTGCGACGGCGTTGAGCGTGCAAGCGAGGTCGGTTGCGGTGTGGGCGTACTCGAACTATTGGCGGGTCACGTCCGGGCGTCGATTTGTTGGCTTGTGGAAGGGGTACGATTCGGACGCGCTCACGGGGTATCATCTGCCGGCCAGCGCTACCGGCCATCTGGCGTGGGTAAACGGTAACGTGTTGACGGACACTCGTGTGGACTTTGTGGCGCTCGGGGTTGCTCAGGGCGACCAGCTCATCATTGACGAAGGGGCCAACAAGGGCGTCTACACCGTCGATGTCGTGGCGCCTCTGAGCGACGTATCCAAGCTCACTGTGCTCACTCAGTTCCGGAGCCAGCCGACACAGGTGAGCTACCGGTGTGTTAAAGAAGTTGATTGGACGACCGAGCACCGATACCGGATCATCAAAGATCCAAGCGGTGGCGTAGCCGTATTCCTGGATGATGTGGATCAGCCTCTGATCCACACAGCGTATGGCGCGACTTCGTTGCCGCCTAGCTCTGTAGGGATCCTGCAAGGCATTTCTGCGGGGTTGTCGTCGATCACGTGGGGAGCTTTCGATCCGACAAACCTCTCGCAGACTTCATGGGACTACGTTCGCTTTGGTGCCATCCGATCGCTGTCAGCTTCAGGGATAGCTCCGCACCATCAGATTCTGAACCAAGTGAATGTGATGGCTTCTTACGAGCATCATCGGTTCGCGGTACCGCACCAGCATACTGATTTCTGGAGCAGCGGCGAGGGAATCCCGCCTCAAACCGAGCCTGATTTGCTTCAGGACCCGAACCTGATCGCTTACACATTGCTTAACGAAGGAACACCGCTGGTCCCTTCGACCCAGACATACCAAGTGCGCGCACCCAAGTCGTTGGTGGTTTCGGTCGCGGACTTGGATGATCCGCAAGAGGTGCTGAATCACCGCGGGTTCTTGGTAAATCAATCCTCTGAGAGGGTGGATGTGCAGGTCCCCGATGATGTGCTCTACAACAGTCTGCAGGTTTTGGAGCGCTCGACCGGTGAAGCCGACCTCATTGCGCCCTTTGATGATGATGCCGACATACACGCTCTCAGCGAGCTAGGTTTCAAGTCAGAGGTGTGTTTGAGCTACGATGGGACAGTGTTGCCTGAAAACGACACCACTGCACCCGTTCGGTGGGTGCGTGCGAGTGACAACGATGCAAAGCAGGTCTCGACCGTTTCCGCGGGGGCTCTGACGTATCGAGCCGATGGGACCCGTACTGTGTATCGCAACGGCACGCCCTTACCGCTCATGACGAGCTTGCCCACCGAGGTCAAGTTCCGAGTGCGGCTGATGCAGGATGCCACCGAAGGGCTAGGGGATACGCAGGTCCGGTTTGGGTTTTCCTCGCCGGGCGCCACGGTGGGACTGGCGTTTGTGACCACTGCCGCGGGGGAGCGCTACGTGCTGGTGGTGGACATGAACAATCGCCAGACCCTCGCGGGGATCCCATTCGACTTCAGCGATGGGAGTTATCATACGTACGTGATTCGTAGAGACCCGGCGTCGGCGTCCATACAGATAAGGGTTGAGCCATGACCACTTTCTATGCCGTGCCGATACGCAATACGCGTGTTCGCGTGATCTTCTCCGAACCGATGCAGAAGAACTCGGCTCTAGTGAATCGCATGCAATACGTGGTCAATGACCTCACTGGGGCATCGATCAGCGTGTTGTCTGTAACGGCCGAGCAGGCGAGCGGTGTCGTGTCTACGCTGCTCGATCTGGGCATCGCGCTCGTGAGTGGGCGGCTATATCAGATCCGCGTCAATAGCCAGATAGTCTCTGACGCAGAGGGGCAACCGGTACAGCCCAATACGCAGATCATCCAATGGACGGAGCGGGAGCTTAGCGTAGAGATTCCCCTACAGCGATTTTCTGGAGAGGTTTCGGGTGGGCTCTACGGTGATGAACGCGAAGCGCAGGTGTTTTTCTCTCCGGCGCTCGAGGCTTCCGCTCAGGGAAGCGTGATCCAGCTGGATCAGGTGGATGTCTGCACACGGGCGGATGACCAATATATACTTCCGCCACAGTTAGATGCGTTCCGGCCTCTGCTGGTACACGCGTACAACGAGGATGGCACGTTAGTGCCCCTCGGGGTGCCCGCTACCACGTTGAACGCGACCGATGTTCTATGGGTGCCGGGCTATCGAGTGGACCCAAGCTTCGCAGTCGGCTGGCGGCTATCTGAAACGATGCCGGCCGTGACGGAGTCTACCACGGTGACCATCTCTACGTGGCCGGCTGCTCGAGCGTCGATCCTGAATGATCCTAGCTGGAAGCTCTACGATAATCTGGGGGGCTCCTACTTCATTACTGCGGACAACTTGACGCCGCTGCCGCTCGACGTTGTGACCGTCATACTCTAACTCTCTTATGAGCGCGCTGGTGTAGCGAGCGCAGCAAGGGAGAGAAGATGAAGAGTGCCGATAGCATGCCCAACACTCAGGATTGGGCCGCAGGAATTTCCGTCCAAAGTGTCTACCGGGAAGATGCTCGATATGCCATCCGCGGGGATGTTTTCTTTCGGATGCATGACGGGGAGAGCGGAGAGATTCAGCTTGAGCGGCAGCATCGAAACCTTGTTGTGCGGGATGCGTCGATTCTGCTTGCACGTCTGATGAAGGACAACCTAGAGCCGGCACATGGGGTCTTTGCGCTCGCTGTAGGCACTGGGGACTCAGGTTGGGACCTGCAGAGCCCGCCCACCCCGACGACAAGCCTACGGTCGCTCGCCACAGAGCTAACACGCAAGACCTTTGCGGAGACGAAATTCATCGACGGCGCGGGACTTCCAACGGTCATCCCAACGAACGTTGTGGATTTCACGACGACGTTCGCGGAAGCAGAGGCGGTAGGACCGCTGGTGGAGATGGCTCTCCTTGGTGGTGATATCTCCAGTGTGATGTCCGAACGCAAGCCAGTCCCCGGCACGTCTTACGATCCTACGGTTGATTTGACCCAGTATGACACGATGATCAACGTGCTTCGTTTCCCGGTCATCAATAAGCCGCCGACAAGTACGTTGAGTATCACTTGGCGGCTCACGTTCTGACGGGAGAGGAAGGCACACCAATGCCATCGAATCGAGATCCTGTAAGCACGGTACAGCCAGGCGGCGGCATAGAACCCGACTCTCAGCACGTTCCTGTACCAGCCTCGACTCAAGCTTCGCGCATTACTGTGGAGTCTCCCGGCACATGGGCGGATGGCACAGCAGTTCCTGGAGGAGGGCTGCAGGGGGTGCTCGCTGCGATCGTATATTCGCTGAAGGTATTTGGCGCAAACCTGATCTCCGCTGGAAATCGGCCATCTTGGGCTGATGGCACCATCAACACGGTCATGACGGTTCAAGAGGCGCTTAGTAAGATCATTCAAGATCTGACCTCGACCGGTGGTGGGAGAGGTGCTGGAAAGCTAACAGCACCAGCGCGGGCCAATTGGGCGGATGGCACGACAAATCCAGCGACTACAGTCGCGGAGGCGCTGACTAAGATTGTGGCGGATCTAACGTCAACGACAGCTGGATCGAAGTTTGGTGCGGGAAAGCTGACAGCTCCTGCTTTGCCGAATTGGGCTGACGGGACCGCCAATCCTTCGACTACTATCGCGGATGCTCTTACCAATATTGTTAGCGCGCTAGGGACGGCTGCCGGCGGGGGCACTTCCAAGATATACAGTGCCGCGATAATGCGACCTTACTTTAGCACGGCCGCTGGTACGTTACGCAATGTTATCACGGCAATCGTGGAGGGGCTATCGGAGACGATTGATTACGTTGGACATGTGGAGGAAACGGCGCTCGATGTATCGAAGAACGTGCACTCCGTATTGGAGCGGTACGCGTTCCCTGAGGATGTTTTCAGTGATACGAGGTTGGCTGATGCTCTAACGTATGACAAGGAGCTTAACATTGTTGTCGGCCGTCCAAGCTTCCAGGTGGACATAGGGTTGTCGTCGCTTTCCGCTGCGGATCTGTTTAAGAAGTACGTCGCTGTGTCGGATAGTTTGAGCAGTGTGGTGGTGGTCGTTTCTGGCAGCTCAGCGCGGGTGTCTTCTGATTCTGTGAAGTTCGGGGTCTGGGCGGATAGTCCGTTCACTACTTTTAGTTCAAAGCCGCGCGTTTTTGCTGCGCCCGATAGGCGCTTTTTTCTGTACGGTACGGCAAATGGAGGGGGCAGCCCGCAGATGGTGATGTCTGTGAATGGTAGCGCTTGGAATAACGTTGGATTGTCGCTCACTAATAGCGGTGCGAATGCCGGAATAAGAGCGGTGGCACACGATGCGCTGGGTATCAACTACCTAGCGGTCGACGGCGTCGGGCACTTGTATCGAACTAGTTCGGCGTCACTTACAAGTTGGGTAGGCGTGACTCCTGCGGCGTCCGGATTGGCCGGCGGTACTAATTTTCAAGATCTAATCTTCGCTGATGGGCGTTGGGTGGCCATCTCTGATCTGTATGTTTGGACGACCACCGTTGCGAATGGTGCCTCGGGGTGGACCAGAGTTGGAAATGGGCTCGGTCCCATATTGGACGGGTCTAAGGTGACCTACTTCAACGGGTCGTTCATCATTGGATTGATGTCGCCCCCTGTTACGCTGCGTGTGGTGAGCATGAGAGACTTGTCCTCCGTCCCGACGGATCGGGCGGAGTATGACGTCACGGGAGGATTCAACTTCATACAAACCGCCGTAGGATTGTACATTGTGACCGATAGAGCAGTCATACGTGTTGTAGGTGACCCTGAGGTGCCTGCTAACTGGAACATGGTCGTGGATCATCTGGCTTGGCGTAAGACGCCGGTCTTGCTGTCCCCGGTGCCTTCCTTGCCAGTTCTAGAAAGACCGAAGCTCAACTTGTTGGTAGCAATGAGCAGTGGCAATAGTGTCGTGGATATGACGTATTGGGTCTGAGATTTGTTGGTTGCTGGTGTAAGCAGCACTTCAGGAGAACATGGCCAACCTAAGTAGTCGATTCAAGTGGACCGCTCCTGTGGTAGCGGTGGGGTTAATCTTGCTGGCGACCGGGTTTGGTGTCGCGGCGCAGCAAAACGAGTGCAAGGCGGTTTTGCTCTGTCCAGGCGACGGCAGTGTTGTCATTGAGGGCAAAGGCGATACCGGGGACACTGCCGCTGTTGGAGGGGTCGTTGTGTCGGCGGCTCTGAAGCTAGACAAGACCGTGGTGGCGCTCGGCCAAATGATCAATGGAACGGTCACCTATACCAACGCGTCGAAAGCTCCGGTCACCCTGAAAACCATCACGATCGCCGCACGCGGACCGGGCGCCACGAACAGCCAAGGGCCGTACACGGATCTGACGCCATCTCAGACCAATGTGACGTTGCAGCCGAAGGGGTCTGTGACGGTCAAAGCATCTCGGATCTTCTCTGCGAGTGACCGAACCGGCAAGTGGCGAGCCTACGCGACCTACCAAGACGCGAGCGGGAACTGGCACGATTCCACCACCAACGTGGGCTTTGAGGTAGTTGCGAGCAGTGGGGGCGGCGGGGGGAAGGACGACCCCGTAGTGCCGCCTGTGAATCCCGTGGCGCCGGTCACGGGCAAAATGACACTTGGAACGCAGGAGTGGTTTGTCACGGGAGGGTCAAACAATTGGGCGGGTACGAACCTGTTCACCCCGAACGTGAATTGGGCGACCGCGTATTCATCGGGCGCCAACATCTGGAATCCGCAGTTTTTGGCTGAGTTGAACGGGTTTTCGACGTTCCGCCACATGGACACGAACGCCGTCAACTGGAGCAAGATCACGAGCTGGAATCAGCGAAAGCTGCCCACTGACCCACGTAATGCAGAGATCTATATCGATGGAAGTAGCCCGCCCGATACAACCGGGATGGCGGTTGAGTGGCAGATAGATCTCTGCAATCGAGCAAACATCGACTGCTGGTTCACGCATCCCTACCTTGCGGATGACAATTACATGCGGCAGCAGGCGCTGTTGATCAAGGACAAGCTCAAGTCCGGGTTGAAGGTTTACATTGAGCTGTCCAACGAAGTCTGGAATGGGGCCTTTTCGGCCTTTGACCAGTCGATCCGTGCGGGGCAACAGGGAGGGCTCCCCGGCAGCAGTCAGTGGTACCAGGGAATTGCTCACGAGATGTATCGCGCGCTGCAGATGTACCAGATCTATCAGGATGTGTTTGGGGCCGGAGCGATGGGCACGCGAGTCATCCGTGTGTTCTCCGAGTCGGGCAATCTTGACTTGACTACGCAGGCTCTCAACAACGTCTATCGTTCGAGCCGCTGGAATCCAAAGGGCCAGAAGATCGACATGATGGCGCTCGCACCGTACATCGGAAACGGTGTTGATGGCGCCGCTGAGACTCTTGAGCGCTGGAAGCGTGATGTAGACTCGAAGGTTAATGGTGAACCCATTCAGACGGCCGTAGAGCAAAACCGCAGCGCTGGGATTCCGCTCCTTGGTTGCTACGAGGGTGGGATGCATCACCTCAAGAATGCGCACAAGTTTGCTGAGAATCCTATCGCGTACGATGCGTACATGTACATGTTCGATCGCTTTGCCACCAAGATGAACGCCCCGTGTAATCTCTACACGTTGCACGGAACATGGGCCACCGGCGGTGCTTGGGGGATGTATAGCAGAGTTGGGCAGCCGCTGAGCGAAGCACACAAGGCACGTGCTGCGCATGATTGGATGCGAAAACGGCGCTAGAACGAGCCGCGGAAGTTCAACGGTCAACCAAATATAGTTGTCTGCTGCGCGCGCGTTTCAAAGGGCTCGGAGGCAATCCTTCGGGTCCTTTCCTTTGGTGTAAGGGCGATAAAGTATCAGTGTCGCAGGGTATGTTGCGGACACTAGGCGTCCTGCACTCTTTTCTTCGGAGATGGAGATCGTATAAGCATGGACAGTTTCGGACCTGGCGTTTCTCGAGTGTTACAGTCCTCGGCAACGCAGTACCTGAAGACCATCTGGCAGCAGGGTAAGCCGCCCACGGACTCGGAGCTGAATCTCATTCAGCAACTAGCCAGTGAAGAGACGCAAGCCTCGATCCTCCGTTCGATGCCTAGCGGGTTTTTGGGCAATGAGACCAATCCGCAGCGAGACTTCGTTACTCATCCGAGTTGGTCAAATCATTTCAGGTTTGGTCCGCAGCGTCCCGGTGAGGTTTCTCCGATTGTGTGGGCACACGTGAACGGTTGGCTCATTCCGGTGGCCGGCACCAAAACCGGGGCGCCTCCGGGGTCTGCGAACAACACGGACTACTCGAATGTGATCGCGCTCGACCCGCCTCCCGGCGCCGCGGGTGATGCGCGGATTGATTTCGTGTTTCTGGAGGTCTGGAAGGCTCGTATTCAGCCAAACCCCTCAACGGTCAATAAACCTCTCGCCGGAGGCATCTATAAGTACGGCAATGTTGAGACTGGGTTCGATTTCCTTCCGGATGACCTTGTTGACCCCGCGATCGGCTTTGAGACAACACAGCGAGTTCAGATTCAGTACCGGATCCGGGTCGTCAAGGGGCTCGTGAGCTTCACCTCGAATCCTGACGGCTTTGACCCTGTGGTTGTCAAAGCGCAAGGGGCTGCGGTCGTCCCCACCTCTTTCACGTTCACAAACATGCGTCAGGAGTTGGGAGATCCGGGGCTCTGGCGGGCCGGAGATGGTACGCAGAACGCACTTGCGACCGTGGATGGTTACTCCTACGCGATTCCGATCGCTGCGGTGTTCAGGCGCAATACGACAGCCTGGAACGGCAATCCGAGTCAGAACCTGAACGGCGGTTTCAACCGCAATCCGACCGCTGTGGATCGCACGGCTTTCAAGGTGTTTTCGGGGACGCCCGTTCTGAGCGCTGCAGTATCGGCGACCGCTACGTCGCTGCCGCTGGTGTCAGTGGCTGATTTACCGTTGCCAGCGAGCCCGGCGACGCCTGTGCTGGTCAAGGTGCGGGATGAGCTGATGACTTACTCGGGTTTCGCAGACAACAGTTTGCTGGTGTCCCGTGGAGTTAACGTGGATACCATCCCGCAATCACACCCGGCGGGAACCGTGGTGGAGCTGATGTCCGGTCGTCCTGATGGGCTGTTTGCGGATCAGGTGGCCAGTACCGACATTCTTGACCTACGTCACTTGGTCAACCCGAATGGCTTCGACTACCGAGCGTTGCTTAAGAGCAACCTCGATAAGCTCCTACGTGGTCAGCTGCGAGCCAACTGGAAACTCTCGGGTGCGGGCCCCCGTGGTACCTACGTACACTATCAGGATCTCATCGGTATGGGCTCCGCTCTCTCGCTGGGCATTACTCGGCTCGATGCACCTGATAATATCCGGATGGTCTTCAGTGACGCAGCGGTTGTGCAGCCGGTTGAGATCGTGTGTAGACCTCGGCCCACTTCGCCAGGTACGGGTCCCGTAAGTCCGATTTCCGTGAGGGTGGATTGGACGCTGGGTCTCAATGTTAATACGACACGTCAGGTTACCAACAGTCGTTTTAGCGCGGGCGACACGCTTGTATTGCCGGTAGCGCAACTACGAGAGGGAATCCCAACGGCTATTGATCAGGTTCGATGGCTCAATGATGCCACAGGGGATGTGCGGATTCGCTTGGCGGGTGAGACCGATGACCTGCCGACCAGTATGTATTCGGTGACACCCCTTCATCCGGGACCTGATGACGATTTGACGATCACGTTTGCCGGGTCGTTTGCCGGAACGGCCACCAATCGCAACCTATATATTCGCGCGCATGTAGTGTACGGGCCAGGACGTGGCTTGTCGCGGCGTCCTGATGTGGTTCACTCGATTTCTTACCTCTCGACGTCGCCTCAGCTCCTAACCCAGCAGTGGGGAGTTCCGCGCAGCAACAAAGGAGCCCGCGTGCAGTGGGCAGCCTTGTGGAGCAAGTATCGGAAGGAGGCGATCAACGGACTTCTGCCATCAACAACAGAGACGTACGTTGATCCTGGCAGTAAGACGGTCGTGTTGGCGCCGTTTCGTCGAATCGATTTCCCAGAAACTGTCACGATCGATGGGCGCGGAGCTAACTACGCGTGTCCGCATGACGCGAACGGCAACCCGATCCGTATCGCCGGGTCGCCAACCGCGGGAACGATTACCGCCAATGGAAAGACCATCACAGTATCGTCGATAAGCGGTGTCGCGGTAGGTAACGCTCTGGTGGTCGTCAGTGGTGCCGGTCAAGGGCGTTATACGGTTGCGGAATCCCCTAGCGGCAACACCATTACAGTGGATCGGCCGATTCGTGCACCCGCGGGTACCATTACGTTTGCGATCTACGTCGCACAAGGGTGTATGCCGCTGTTGACGCCCACTGGGCAACCAAAATGGACTCAGACTGATCCTTTGAGACTGTTTTGCGGTACGAGAGCAAGCTCCACGGGGCCGGAAACCGCAGCACTCGAATCGATCTATGTATCGTTGCCACGGCATTTGGTGCCAGGATGGGGCGAGCTAGCTGTTCCCATTTTGCCAAGCGACACAGATGTCTTCGCGTCTGGCATCAACTTCATGGTGCGCACCGGAGGCTCGATAATAGAAGGTCAAAAGAACTATGCGGCTTACTACGGTGGCGCGAGCGGTACCAAACAATTTGCCACGTTTAGCCAAACGTTGGCATACAACACCGCGGGGACTTTAAGCACTGTGCACTGCGCGGGAATTAGGTTCTTTGCTGACGCGCGGGGGTTGAATCGCAAGGGGCTGGAGTTTCCGCCTTTCTACGGCATCGCGCGCTTGATGGGTGTGTATCAGGCATCAGATTATGCCGCGAATCTTAGTCCTTTTAGCGATAACCGCGAGCCGTCTAACGCTAGTGTAACCGTGAATCTTTTGCGTCAAGCCATGGGTCCTGATGATGGACCTGTGCTATGGATCGAGACGGACGACGACGGGGATTCAACGTTCATTTTGAATGCGAACGCTATCGATATCTCCCGCGCGCCGACACCGATAGCGAAATTTGAAGACGGCACTTACGTGGTTGACGCTGTGGTGTTCGGGTTTGACCGCGGAACGTTCGATCTCAACAGGGAATGTCGGCTTGTCTTGACGCGGCCTGGTGACAGTTCCGCCGGAAGTCGATTTGGCTGGACTAAGGTCGATGGGACTGTAAGCTTTAGCGATAGAGCAGACAACGTCAACCAGCCCGTTGCGGGACTCGCGGCTGTGTTGCCGGGACCAGCTTCCCCGGCTGACCAGGTAGTCATCAACTATAGCCGGACTGTCTATCAGGGTGACCCGTGGGGCTCGCAAACCGGCTACATGGACCTTGCATACTCACCGGGACCGATCAGTTCCGAGCACGCTTACCAGGTGGCAAGGATATCGGCGAATGACCCCGCTGAGCCGAGCAGGCCCAATCAGAAGGTTCTTGAGATACTCGCGTCTACTACATTCACGACCGACCTTGGAACGGGGCGCTTTTCTGGGGACACTACCGAAACAGCTTTTGACTTCCGGAATGTAGCCTACGAGGACCAGTCGCCGGCTGTGTTTCCACCCGCGACCAGTGGAGCTAGCCGTCCGAGATCACTTCCCAGCGCGTTCGTGGCTGCGGATGTAGTGACGGTGAACCCTGAGTACTTGGGATGTACGGAGCAACTACCGTTGGGCGCGCTCTTCCGGGACAAAGACTTCCGCGGGCAAGCATTTGGCAGCGTGCTATCGACGCTCATCTACTCGGACACTGTGGGGATCGGATCTTCTTTCGGAGCGTTCGCCGACCGCGCGACTGAGGTATACGCGGTCCCGATTGGTTCGGCGTCAATCTCCGCAGCATCTCCAGGGGATCTCTTGGTGCATGTGGATGGCGAGCAGAATACGACAAATTACGCGCTACTCACCAACTACCGGACCTTCCGAGGCGGCTCGGTATTCGTTGCATCCGGGGTGAATCCCGGTGGCATTCTGTCCTTACGAACGCAATCCGCGCTGGCCAAAAGTGATCGCGTGAACGTCCTGCACGGGTGCGCGATGCTCGTACGTAACGCAGCCACAAACCTCGGAGTGAGTGAGGTCTCTGCAGGGGATGAGCTGATGTTGCTCATTGTGACGACAGGGCAATGCGCTCCCGGTCAGGCTCCTGGGTTGATTCAAATCGGCACCAACGGTGTAGGAGAGGGCTACTCTGCGGCTGAGCTGTATCGGATAGAAGGCCATCCGTTGATTCGCAACCATACTCGTTTGTTGCTCGATCCGTCGTCGATCGTATTGCGTCGTAGCTAGGGAGGTCGGATGACATGGGAAAAGATCAAGGCCTGGCTCAAGAAGGCTTTTCAAGCGCTCTTGGGTCCCGTTGGAGCGGTGCTCATCATCGCGGGGGCTTTTGTCTTGGTTTCCCTTGGCGTGAAGAACTTGCAGATCGGCGGCATCCTTGGCGCACTGCTCGGACGGAAGACCCCACGTGAGAAGGCCATCGATGCCGCTAACTCGATTCCGAGTGATCGGATTGGCCCGGACGGCAGGTTGATCCCGATTGGGCAGGCAGACGAGAAGGGGATGACCCAAGTAGCGGTGGTTCCGATCAACGACACCGGGCTCTTTGGGGACCCCCATACTGTAGTGTTCAACGATCCTGAAACCGCTGCCCCAGTGGAGGTTGCGCTACCTACTGGAGTGAAGGCGAGCGACGTTGAGCATGTGGTGGTGGTACAGCCGGGCACGTTTGCGGTCACGGTCAAGAACTCGTCGTCCGTAACGCCTCAAGACCTGGATTCTTTGCTCGCGAAGTATAAGACATGACCATTCGATGCTTGGCCCTCTTAGCCGTCTTGCTCTCGAGTGCTCGCGCGCAGGCGCAACAGCCATGCCCCGCTACGGCGGTGTGTGTCGCTCGGCAGGACATCCTGATGATGGTAGAGCTTGCGCGGGAGGCCAAGTGTCGTGCGGAAACCGAACCCGAAGTCACCGTCGAGCCTATCTCGATCATCTTAGACCGGCAGGGACGGGTGTTCGGTTCGGGTACCGGGGACAAGCCGTTCAGGCTACGTATGGATTGGTGCAATTACCAGATCGATATGGAGTCACAGATCAAGGTGCTAGCCGCCCAAAGAGTTGAACCGGAGTGGGGCTTTCGCTTTCGTCCGAAGGCTGCCGTTGGGGTGTTGACGCGTGAACTGATCGAGGGGCGCGAGCTGACGAAGTATGGCGATATCGGGCTGATGTTTGAGCCTGTGTACTATCGCTGGATCAATCTCAACGGCTATGTGAGTTTTCGGTCCGTGGGGATTGGCTTTGGTTTCGACATCACAACAAACTTTGGGATTGCCACGTTGCTCAACACGCTCTGGAGTGACCTCCGCGCCGATCCCATGGCGGCCGTTTACTTCGCGTTCTGACGAGGGCCTGCGGTGTAGCTGCATCGTCTATGAACGACGATGCGGCAGACAAGATCTACGAGCAGCTACTGAAAGTACGCGCGAGCACGACCTGTGCACTCAAGCCTATCTCGATGTTGCGCAACGAGATCCGAGGGCTTGACGGGAAGCTTCAGCCCTTACGGCTGCGGTACTATCAAGTACAGGCGATCTACCATCTAATGCTACGACGGCGGATGGTCCTTGGAGATGCAACCGGGTCCGGGAAATCGTTGGTGCTGATCGCATCTCTCTGTTATACGTGGGAGAAGGAGCCGGACAACAAGGCCATTGTTGTGTGCCCGAAGTCCGCGTTGCGTCAGTGGGAGTCGGAGATTGATAAGTTCACCACTGGGATCACGGTGTACGTGGCCAACGGCACGTTGAACGAACGCAAGCAGACGTATCTCGAGTTTGCGCTCCATGAAGGTCTAACCAAAGCCGTCATGCTCATGGGTTATGCGCCATTGGTCAGGGATTGGAATCAAGGCGCCAGGGCCGCGGTGATGCTCAATGGCAAGCGCGATCCTGATCACCCTTCCGTCCCCGGTGTCCTGGATGGAATCACGGCCAAGATCCCGAAGCTGACCGTTGCCTTCGACGAGGCAGCGGCGTTCAAGTCCGATCGAACCAAGACCTGGCAGGTGTGCAGGCAGCTCTCGGACCGAGCACACCGCTGCTATGGGCTGACCGCGACCCTGCTCAAGAACAATCTCATGGAAGGCTTCGCGATCTACAAGGCGATTCATCCACGCGTGTTCACGACCAAGACAGCATTCATGCGTGAGTACTGCGTGACTAAGTTGCAGCGCGTAAGCGGCTCGCGTCATGTTCCCATTGTTGTTGGCTACAAGAATCTCAACGGCTTCAGACAGCGAATCGACCCGTTCTTCTTAGGTCGGGCCAAGCACATGATATCGAGTGAGCTTCCAACGTTGATCACGCGCGAGGTTGTTTGTCCACTCTCCGCGGCTGAAGACGCGAAGTACGGGGAAGCTCTCACCGGTGTACTGGCACTCGGTGATGGTGAGACGAAAGACTATACGGAGCATCGCGTGTTAGTATCACTCATATACTGTCAGAAGACGGTCGATTCGCTGACGCTCCTTCAGTATAGGGAGGGCGACTTGGTTGACGTTGACGTGCTCAGTGAGCAAACCGAGGTTGGCAAGCTCGGCGCAAAAGAGCAAGCGTTGCTCGACCTGCTTACTGAAGAGTTCAGCGACGACAAAGTGATTGTGTATTGTCGGTTCACTTCGCTCATCAAGCGGCTGCGTACACTGTGTCGCGATGCTGGGATTGAGACAGTGGAGGTGAGCGGCGATGTCGTTGATACCAAGAAGAACCCGGCGCGCAAAAAGGCGCAGGATGCTTTTCAGGATCTCACCTCGAACGTGCGCGTGATTTTCATCTCTGACGCAGGGTCAGAGGCAATCAATCTGCAAGCCGCATCGGTCATGATCTTTTACGACAGCCCATGGAGCTGGGGGAACTACGTACAGCTGCTTGGTAGACCCATTCGTATCGGATCACCGCATCAGCACGTGGTAGCGATTCATTTGGTGGCCGAGCGACCGAGCCGCAAACCCGAACGGCGCAAGACCATCGACCACTATACGCTCGAGATATTGCAACGGAAGAAAGATCTTATCGACAAGGTTTTGGGTGAGGCTGCCGTCGGAGCGCTGGAGTTTGGGCAGGATACTGCCTTTTCGCTCGACTTGGCAAAGAGCTTACGAATCAACGAAGGGAGGTCATGATGCCTGAACCGGTGTGTTCGCTGTGCAAGGGGCTAAGTTGGACCGAGACGCGCATAGGTGACGAAATTGTTCCCTTTCGGTGTGCTTGTTTCAAGCGCCGGCTGGCGTTGAGCTTTCTAGGGCCAGAGCTGGCGAAAGCACCTTTCCTTCGCAGTGCGCTCTACTGCCCCGAGATTGACGCGGAGACCAACGAGGTTGTTGGCGATCGGACTTTGGATGACTTGTTCATCAAGGGCACCTGGGGTGAGGTTGCGCAGCACTTGCGTTGGGCCGTTGGTGCCAAACATTTCGATAGACCCGAGTTCACCTTCAAGATGGTGACTGACGAGATGCTCCTTCGGGTCTACTTGGGGCATTACGCGTATACGCACCGATCAAGGAATGTCCGTGACACCATCGAGACATACAACACCCTCGGAGATCTGATCGGCGACTGTGGGCTCCTCATCGTGCGCTTAGGAAACCTGGCGCATCCCAACAAGGCGGCTGGCAACGTACTGCTCGAGGCGCTACGGATCCGAGCCTCGGCCTCGAAAGCCACATGGCTCATTGAGGGGAGCACCTTCTTTGGCGAAGGGCATGGCTTCTACAACTACGAAGTTGCGACCTTCATCGAAGAGAACTTTGAGACGATCAACGTCGGGGGTGACGTCGAGGTGGAACGTCGCATGGAGGCTGAGCTGAAAGCGTTGAACGCATCATCGTACGCGGCGGACGCCAAGGGGTCTGAGCATGCTGCGGCTACGGAGACCAAGGAGCGTTTTGTAGCAGAGCCAGGAGCGTGGGCACGTGGGCACAAGAAATCACGTTGGGGCAAGCGGCGTGATGGCGGGCTGATTGAGCTATGACCAAACGTTTACTGCGCTCCGTCATCGAGTTCGATCAGGAGATCACGCCACCGAACCTCCTTCGAAACTTTCAGCTGCTGCGTAAGGCGGTTGATGCTGAAACGATCGCGTGGGGCCGGGAGGATGATGAAGCCATCTACAACCTCGTGGAGGGTTTCTACCTGCAAAATGGCGAGGTGCCCGCTGAGGTCACGATCGGTGACTACTTTCGGCGACTCAATCGGATCGACATCGTTGAGAGGCTCGATGACATTCGGATCGAGCGTCCATATGCGCGTAGCAATTTTCTGGAACTTCTCCGGAGTCTGCAGGAAGAGCAAGCGCGGGTCAAAGCCTACGATGTGCTCAAGAAGACAAGTGAGATTCTCATGAAGGGCGTCAAGGACGAGCGTACTGGGGAACTCCTGTATGGTGTGGACGCCGCCACGACGTTTGTTGTGCGCAGAATGGAGGAGTTGCGAGTTTCCGAAAGCAACGCGCAGGTCTTCGGTGACATTCGGACGGACGGCGCTGCGGCACGTGAGGAATACGATCGTGCTGAATCGGATCGTGGAGGTGCGCTTGGTGCGATCAGTGGGATTCGCGAAATAGATGAAGCGTGTCGAGGCGCGAAGAAGGGCGAGCTGTGGATTCACGCGGGTTTTCCGGGTGAGTTGAAAACGATGTTGGCCTGCAACTGGGGATACAACCTGGTCACACGCTTTAAGAAGAACGTAGTGTACGTATCGTTTGAGATGACGCGTGAGCAGATACGGCGGAGCATCTACGTGCGACACTCGGCAAACGCCCGGTTTGCCATGCAAGGTTTTGCGCCGCTTGACTACGGGCGCGTTCGCGACGGGGAGCTAACGCGAGAGGAAAAGGACTTCTACTACAACTACGTCATCCCCGATTTCGAGTCGAACCCGACGTATACGACGTTCGAGGTTGTGACGCCCGATCGCGAGTGGACCATGTTAGATGTGAAGCACGCGGTTGAGCAGTTGCATCGTGAGTTCGAGGTTGGGTTCGTGATTCTCGATCATGGCCAGTGGATCGAGGCACGCAAGGGGCGTAAGAGCAAAGACTATGTGATTGAGTTGAATTCGGTGATCACGGATGCCAAGCGAATGGCTTTGAATTTCGATTACAATACTGGAGTCCCAGTGTTGATGTTGTTTCAGATCAATCGTAACGGCAAGGCTGAGGCGGACAAGAACGATGGCGTATACAAGATGAGCGCGCTCACTTACGCCAACAATGCCGAAAAAACCGCGGATGTCATCACGACGACATATCTAAACGATGAGCTGCGACGTAGTCACGCAACGAAGGTCACCAACTTAAGAACCGAGACAACGCTCTGTTCGCGCCGTTTATCGCCAGTGTAAACTTTGCGTGTCGCAAGATTAGCTCGGAAGGGCAAAACGGGGCTGAAGGCATGGAGGTGACCCGGTGCGACGAGTATGCGGGGTTCATGAGTCCAGTTTAGACAAGCGATGGACAAGTTCTCCCCCATAGATGGCCTTGCGGAGCACGGTCAGCGAGCAGCGCGGCATGAATGGAACCGGCGACGTCTCGCCAACATTCACCGGCATGTTTCGGCGGCCGATGTTCTGGCTCGCCATGGCGTTTCGCTGCAGCGAAATGGCACCCAAGCGGAGCAGATATCCTGCCCGTTCCACGGCGATGACCGCAGACCCAGCGCGAAGTACTTCCCCGAGGAAAGCGACAGCCGTTCGCACGTTTGGTGCTTTGTCTGTCACGAGCGTTGGGACGCAGTCACGCTTTGGAAGCGCTTCACGGGCACTGAGAAGTTCCGCGAGGTCCTTTGGCAGATGGAACGTGCCTTCGGGGTGACACCCCCTGAAGGTATTGAGCTGCCTGAGGCAGAAGCTCCCTATGACCCATTGGTCGATGAAGTAGCGCAGTTGTTTGAGGTTGCGGAACGACGGCTACGTGAATATCGCGAGCTATTCACGTTGCATCAGCATCTCAAGCTCGGCCAGTTGCTGGATTACACGCGGTACAACTTCGACGCGGGAAAGATCACGCTCGCGACCGCGAAAGAACGACTTGCCCTCATTCACACGAAAATCAAGCAGAGAGCACGTGCCGAGGCGTCTACAGATACCTAGCGCTGAGATGGGAACGTTGCAGCTGTATTTGATCTATTCGTACAGTGGGCAGTGGGAGGCGCAGTGGGCGCCGATGAATGGGGTGTTGGACCTCCCAGTGGTGAGCGTGGAGACGATGAATCACGCGCTCCGAGGATGGACTCGTCCCCTTGTGGATGGGCTAGGGCCGCCCCCGGAGGGCCGCTTGAGGCTTATGCCATGGCTGGCGCGAAGCTGTGTGTCGCGAGCTACGTGCGCATTGTTTGATGTGAAGCGTTGTGGCGCCTTGCTCAAGAATAAGCCTTGGTGTTTTGAGCCAGACGGTGTCGAGGCGCGGCAGCTTGTGGCGGAGATAATCAATCTTTGGAGAGAGGGGGTGTACGTGGTCGTTGTGGAGGAACAATGATGCAGGATGATGACCTGGACCTTAGTTCTTTTTTCACCGATACGAAGACCACCAAAGCTCCGGCGCGAGGCTTTCGGGTCCTCCAGGATGATGGAGACGATCCCTTAGAGTTTCTTGAGAGGTCTGGCTTCAAACGTGACCGCACGGTCCCTGATATCAAGAAGCCGTGGATGGAGCAGCATGAGTTCGAGGTTGTGTCCAGCGTTGACGATGTTGAGCGCATCATTGATGCGTGCATCGAATCCGGCCGCTGTTCGTTAGACCTGGAAACAGAGGGGCTGGACAATCGCATCAACTATCGTGACGGTGTTCCGGAGACGGTGCACAAGATCGTCGGCTACTGCATAAGCTACGATGGTCATACCGGCTGGTACGTGCCGGTACGGCACCGAGTCTTAGATGGCGGGGCTGATCTCAATGTCTACCCGACAGCACGGGTTGAGGCAGCGATCACGAGATTGTGTCGCGCAGCTATCCCCGATGGAACCGAGGAAGCTCGACTAGCGGACCCTCTGTCTTATCGGTGTGAGCGGCCGAAGGTGGTCATCTACTTCTGGAACGCGCAGTTTGACCAAGAGTTTCTTTATCCGGTTACGGGCATCGACTGGTGGCATCCCGAGTCGTTTGAGGACGGGATGCTCGCATGCTTCTGCATCAATGCGAGCGACAAGCAGCTTAGCCTCAAGGCTAAATCAAAACAGCTTCTCAAAGATGCCTTGGGCAATCCCTATGAGATGATCGAACTAAGCGAATTGTTCTATGGCAAGACGAAGGACATTCGGTTCGCCGCGTTGGCGCCGGATGAACCTGGAGTGAAGCGATACACGGGATCGGACGCCATTTGTACGTTCAAGCTTTGTGAGCTGCCCGAGGTTGTTCCGTTGGCATTGAAGCGGCATGGCTACACATATCGGATTGAGAAGCAGACGTCGAATGTGTTGCGAATCATGGAGCGCAGCCGCGTACGGATAAACCGTGAGCACGTGCGCCAGCTGCTTGAGCAGACAGAGGTCGAGCGAGACTTGGTGCTCAAGCGCATTCGCGGGTTCGCAGCGGAGTACGGGGTAGATCTCGATCCAAACTCACCAAAGCAGTTGTCAGAGTTCTTATTTGGTGCTCGACCAAAAGGTCTCGATATCAGCCCTAAGCCGGAGAAGAACGAGGCGAGTGGGCAGTTCAAGACCGATGGGGATACCTTGGAGGAGCTATCCAAGCTCCCGCATGCTCCTGGGATCCTCAAGGACATTGTCAAGTATCGGGAGGTCGAGAAGTTCATTGGGACTTACTTGCTCGGGCTCAGCAATAATCCCGATGCCAACAATGAGATCCGGGTATCGTTCAAGCAGACTGGTGCTGCTTCGGGTCGTTTCAGCGCTCCCGCGGGCAAGCCGCAGCACGGATATTCGGGGATCCCTGTTCACGGCATCCCTGGGGAGTCGGATCTGCGACGCGACTTCGAAGCTCGCGACGGCTACACGATGGTGAAGGCGGACTACGCAGGTGAAGAGCTACGTATTGCCGCCAACATCACTGGGGAGAAGATTTGGATCAACGAGTTTTTGAACGGCACAGGTGATCTGCACTCGATCACCGCACGAGCATTCTTCGGCAAGCAAGAAGTCACGAAGGAAGAGCGTCGCGCCGGAAAGACGGCCAACTTCGCTTTGTTGTACGGGGGAGGCGCCCAAGCGGTTGTGCGCGCGACGGGTTGTGATCTGCTTGAGGGCAAGCGCAGGAAAGCCGCGTTTGATAAGGCGGTTCCAACATTCGCTGCGTGGTGCAAGAAGCAGCAAGCAAGGGTCAAGCGCGACTTAGGTGTGTGGACACCGTTTGGCCGATGGCTTGCAGTGCCGGATGCCCGTAGCACCGATCCTAAGGTCCGGGCAGCGTGTGAGCGGCACGCAACCAACTTACCGATCCAGGGGGCCGGTGCCGACATCATGAAGATTTGCCTGATCTTGCTGACGAAGGCATTTCACCGGGCGGGCTGGCTCAAGAACGGTGGCGATGACTCGGTGCGGATGCTGCTCACGGTGCACGATGAAGTTGTGTTCGAGATTCGGCACGACCGGGTCACTCAGGTGCTCCCCATGATCGTGGATACCATGGAGTACCCATGGAAGATCCCAACCTCGCCGCGCTGGCAGGTACCGCTTGTGGTTGAACCGTTGGTGGGTTTCAACTGGAAGTCAGGCTACGTGGTAGAGCGCGCTAAGGAGAAGCGCGACATCAAGCCAAGCGAGATCGATCGGGTGGAGCAGGGGATCCCGCTTCGGAGGTTCGAGGTATTGATCAACGGGTTTGTGTACAGCACGACACGCGAGCCGAAGAAGGACAAGGACACGAAAGCCATCGTTGAGACCCTTGATCGGCAAGAGGTCATCGAAGGCAATGTGTTTCGGATCATTGATCCTCCCTGGCTTGCCGGCGTTTCGTTGCCCCCGCCACCGCCACCACAAGAGCCTCCGCCGGAGAGTGAGCCTCAAGCGCCAAGCCCTAGTGCGGTCGAGACCAGAGCGATCGAGGTTGACCCTGGGATGGTACCGAAGTTTCGAGTCCGTTTGCAGCTGTTGATGGACCCCCAGATCGCCGCGCAGGTGTCAGAGATCTTGGAAGAGACTCGGGACGAGCGAGGGATGTCGCCTTGGCTGACCGACCAATCGGGATGCCGGACGTATCTTAGGCCTGGTCGCTACGTTGTTAACAAGGATCGGTTCATAGCCCGGCTTAGGGAGAGAAATCTCGTAAGCGCACGGGCGGCACATGAAGCGCAAGCAACTTGACCTATACGCAGAATGCAATGTGGAGCCGCGTGCTCCGATGGATGTGTTTACCGCTGAGTGCTGTGCGCGATGTGTCAATCCTGACTGCGTAAGGAGCCGTGTCGGGGGGTCGAAGTTTGAGGCTCGGGTTTCTACTTGGTACGAGCGGCTCTTTCGAGACGTCCCGCGGATGTCTACAGAGGATGCGCGCTTTCATCAGATTGCCGGTCAAAAGTTCGTATTGATCGATCCGGAGCGACTCACCTCCGGTGCCTCAGGGTGGGTTGATCCTCGCGAACACAAGTCAAAATCCGTTCAAGTCCCGGTTCAACTTGAGCCCGCTCAAGAGAGCACGACTCTGACGGAAACTCCGGTTCAACCTGAGTCACCCGTTGAAAGACAAAGTCAGGCAAGCCCGGATTTGGCGTGGGTCAACACCCCTGCTCAGCAAGGCCGGATGATCGGCGCGGCTGCGCCAGCACCACAGTGGCGAACAGCTCCTGGTCAAGCCAATGAGGATGTTGTCGTAAAGACCGGCGCGAAGATTCGAATCGGACAGTGAGCCCTTGGTGTAGTGCGGGCCATGAAGCTCAAGTTCACTATCGGGAAAGACGGATCCGTGGTCACTGAGGTTCTCGATCGCGAGGGCAGTGACTGCAAACAGGTCTACAAACTGACTGAGCGTCTCGGCCAGACGACCGGCGAAGAAGTCACGGGACCGGACTGCGATACGGCCATCGAGACCACTGTCGATTGAGCGGCGTAATGAGACGCCGAAAGTCTCATTGAAGGAAGGGCCAATGTCGAGACGAATCACAAATCAACTCAATATCACTGACCGTGAGCTAGCCGCGGAGGCATTGAAGCTCGCGGATTGCAAGTTCGAACAGCATGGTGAGCATACGCTGTTCATTGCCTCTGGGATGTTCCGTCACGCCACTGTGGACCTGAAGACTGGTACAATCACGGGTGACTCTGACTATGGTCATTCGGAGGAATCGTTCGGGCTCTTGCGGCAGTATTACGCGGAGGCTCAGATCCGCCTCGAATGCCTCAAGAACGGCACGACCATCGAGGAGAAGCAGACGGATTCCGAGGGGAACATCATCCTCTTGGCGCACATGGCGTGATCAAGTAGCGCAAGCAATTGTCATCATCGTCGTTCGTTATGGCGAAGCCTCGTGGGTGCCCCTGCGGGGCTTCGTTTTGAAAACTCAAAGTTTAAAGCATAGATCATGTCTCACGAGTTCAGCTTCTACCTCAACTGCATCACACGGCTCATCTATGTTGTGACCGATGAAGAGGACCGTTTTCTCAACCAGCTGCGAGATGGTCTGCGAGCTGAGGGACAGGTTGATAATGTGCGTGTCTACAATGCGGCCTTTGGGTTGCTAAAGCTCAGCGACTTGTTGGACGATTGGCGTCGGCGGGAGCACAAGATCGACAAGGATACGCTGAGTATCCATGATGCGCTGACAACCATCTATAAGGACAACGGGACTTTAGCCAGCAAGTACTACGTGCTCACTGATCCGGAGCGTTGGCTAGCCGATCTCCACGTGCAGCGGCGCATTCTGAACCTCCTGCATCAGATGCACAACGACTCGGACACCGCGAAGGTCCTGATCTGCGTGAGCGGTAGGCGGTTCATTCCGGAGAAGCTCGCGCGCTATACCGAGGTTGTTTACGATGCGGGGTTAGGGGCGGATGAGATTCTGAAGGTGGCGGTTGAGACATGTGCAGCGCTAGACACCCCGGTTCCGGGTGGCGTTGAAGAGATGTTCAAGGGGCTCACCTCGTTCGAGGTGCAAGCGGCGGTCATTCAAGGCTACAAGCGCGATGGGCTCAAAGATCGGAACGCGTTGGCTCGCTACCGGTTTCGCCAGCTCAAGAAGACCGACCTGGTTCAGTTCGTTGACTCCAACACTACGCTTGACCAAGTTGGGGGAGCGGCGCGGTTGAAGAAGTGGGCTGAGGTGATGCGCGCCGCGTGGACCCCTGAGGGTTTGGCTTTCGGGCTCGAACCACCCAAGGGGGTGTTGCTCGTTGGTGTGTGGGGAAGCGGAAAATCGATTAGCGCGAAGGCGTTGGGGGCGACCTGGGGATTGCCGGTGATTCAGCTTGAGATGGGCAAGCTGCGAACCGCTGAGGTGGGTGGCACTGAGGCCAATGTGTATCGGGCGATTCGCATCATCGAAGCCATGGCGCCTTGTCTGATCTGGGTGGATGAAGCTGAGAAGACCATGGCGGGCAGTCATTCAAGCTCGCACACGGACGCTGGAACCACGAGTCGAGCCATCGGTATCTTTTCGACATGGCTCGCAGAGACCAAGGCTCCGGTGTGCCTTGCGATGACGGCGAACTCGCTCAAGACCTTGCCGGTAGAGTTTGTGAACCGCATGGACGATCGGTGGTTCTTTGACCTGCCGTCTACGGAGGACCGGATCGACATTCTGAAGATACACATGAGTAAACGACGTCAGGACCCGAAGCGGTTTGATCTCGCTGCGCTTGCCGAGCGGGCCAAGCTTCTGGTGGGCCGTGAAATCGAGCAGGCGATCAAGGCAGCGCTCATCACAAGCTTCTGCGCCGGGAAGAAGGCATTAGACGAGGATCTTCTCGCGATTGAGCTTGAGCGCAAGCCGCGCATCGTGAAGACCATGGTAGCCGAGATCAATGAGACCCTAGAATGGGTGGGGTTTGATCCTGAGGTAGACGATGGGGTTCGAGCGCGGTTTGCCGCTGATCCTTCGGGACGCGATCGCGCTTTTACGATCTCTTAGGGAACGAACGGTGGCGTATGTCTGACCTGATTCGGATCCAAGAGATTGCAGCGCTCGAGCCTCCAAAGCAACGAGCGGACCTAGTTCGCGTACGGCTCGCCATTCATGCTCATGCGTCGTTGCAGCGGTTGTTCGATGGTGCTGCGGCGCAGCGATGGTCTACGGAGCGCTTGGCGACTGAGTTGGAGTGTGAGCTGTTGCGGCTTGATGTGAATGTGGCGCCCGCTGTGTGCCATTATGTTGCGCAGGAGTTTCTGGTTCGGGACAAGAGCGCCACACTTTTGGTGTCCGCTCAAACGGGGCTTGCGGTGGCTCAGGTTCCTAGCGAGGCTATTTATGTGCCAGAGCCGGTTGCACGTGAGGGCACAGATGCCGTGGCAACACCGCTGCCGCGTCTTCGACCCGAGATTGAGGCAGCCATCATTGAGCGGCAGAATGCGGTAGCGGAAGAGCGGTTGTTGTTGGCAAAGCTGGCCGACCGCGCCCACAGTACCGAGCTGCAGAGATCTGACGGCGATGCGCGGCTGCACATTGCGACCCGTAGTGGCCGAAGGAAGCTTGCGCGCCAGCTGCGGGATGAGCTGCCACGGCTCTTTGCGGACCACTCGGGCACCGTGGGGCGGCTTTTTGCTCGGTGTCGGGTCAATGACGAGGTTCCGCGTACCTATGGGACCCATGTTTCCCTGGAGCTTCGTGGGCATGTCTCGCTGCTTGTTGCGGACTCGCTGGCGATGAACTTCCGGCACGACCCGTATGGGGCGGCTCGAGAGCGCATTCGGGCCGCTTGGGCTCGGCATCTTGCTCAGGCGGTCACCGGGATAGCGCACAAGGCAGGGAGCGCGCGTGAGGTCACCACCAAGGGTGCGCTGCCGCCAGGGCTGTTGATCGGACCGCCGGATCTGGCTGTGCTGGATCGCGCCCTGGAGGTGTTGCCGGTTGACAACGCACTGTCAACCGTAGTGGCTGGTGAGCTGTACATGGATGTTAGAGATGATGGTTATGTGCTCGAGGCTTATGAGGCCGCCGCACGATGGTGTATCGATACTACGGTGACGGTTGATCTGTACCTCGACGCCAGACGGCTTCATCCGTTGGTGTTCACCGATTTGGTGGAGTCAGCGATCGTCGCGGAGGTTATCTCGTAGGGAAAGCCTTTGTTGTGAGCCTGATTCAAAGGAGCTTAGGTTGGCAATCTCGCGAGACCCCGAAGCTAAGAAAATGGCCCTTCGGGACCTCCTTCAATACTTTCGACGCGAGCCAACTTCTCTTTACCGTATAGGACCGATCTCTCTTTGGCTCAGGGGAGGTTATCCAATCGAACAGCTTGAAGCGTTGTTCGAGGGATTGGTGGATGCTGGGATCGTTCGCCACGCCACACGAGAAGAGCTGCGTGAGTACGGGTACAATCACGGGTATTTTTTGACTCCCGAGGGACTTGAGGGTCTTCCGCCTGAGGATCGTTCATACGGCGTCATTTGAGCGCTTAAACGCTTTGTACGGCTGACAGGGGATGCAACCACATCCATCTGAACGGGACGGTACAGTGTTGACAGAGAAACGACGGCAGAAAGTTATTAGTAAGTTGAGTAGCCAGATGTCTGACAATGAGATTGCGCTAAAGTGTGGGGTGAGCCGATCTACGGTCTGGCGGATTCGTCATGACGAGGCTGCGAAAGAGGCGAAGCGTAAGCGTGCTCTCGCTCGAATGAAAGCGAAGGAGAAGCGCGCAAAGGTAGAGGCGCCCCGAGCTGTTCCCATGCCACCGCTCGCGCCGCCCGCGGAGACTGTTGAGCGGTCGGTGCTCCCCAAGGTGGATGCAGAGCCCGTCACCATGGGAAGCTACTTTGCGGTGCAAATTCTGAAGGGAGAGTCAGTGAAAGACGTCGCCTATGCGGTCATGGAGATGGCTGAGAGTGCCAAGGCGTTGTTTCGGAAGCTGCAGATCCTTGGTTGCATAACCGTAGGGACGACACCGTTCGCGAGGTTTCGATCGGATCTGGGTGACCCTGTCGCGGTCTTAAAGGGTTCCAACCGTGGGTGCATCGCTTTCGTGGACGGTGCATACCGTGTGTTGTTTGATGGGCGGCAGGTAAAGCATCCAACGGCGGTCATGTTGTCGGCACATCGGGCTGGCTTTGGGCAAATTTATGCCGGGCCGAAGATTGCCCGCTGGCGTGCACAGTTCCGAACCAATTAATGCTTCTTTGTTGCCCCTGAGGTATGCGTGTAGCGGCTGTGCAGTTCTGCCCCGTCTTTCGGGATCAGGCGGGCAACATCAAGCGCCTGGCTGGTCTGATCACACGGGCTGCTCAAAACGGCGCGAAGCTGGTGGTGCTCCCCGAGTTGTGCACGACTGGCTATTCCTTCATGAGTCGAGCAGAAGCCGAGCCCTACGCTGAGGTTTTGGAATACCCCTCCACAGCCCCCAACAGTAGTTTTCGAGTCTTCCGTGCATTAGCGCTAAAGTACTCGATTCATATCGTGTGGGGACTGGTTGAAAAGGGCGTAGGGGTCGGCAACCTCTTTAATAGCCAGGTGCTGATGTGTCCCGATGGGACCTTTGAGGCGTATCAGAAGATCAATCGGTTTGCCAATGACTGGTTATGGGCGACGCAAGGGCGGGCGAGTCCCCCGGTGCGTAGCTGCACTGTTGACGGTAGACAGTATCGGATTGGGCTGTTGATCTGCAGAGACGTCCGAGACAAGAGTGACGAGCACGCGAGCCTTTATGAGCCAGGTGACGCCGACGTCGTAGCGTTCTCAGCGTCATGGGGCGATGGCGGGTTTCCGGCCACGGCTTGGCTAAGCTTTGCCAAGAACAACAAAGCGACGCTTGTGGTGTCCAATCGGTATGGGCAGGAGCAGAACAACGATTTCGGCGAGGGGGGAGGTCTGCGTTATCCGCCCGGATCAATCGGTTGCCTGTGAGGGTTTGATCTGGAGTCAGGACTGCCTGGTTTACGATGAAGTATAGGCTTGCGCATGGACCAGTCGCCCTTGCAAACCGGACCCCAAGGACAATCGTTGTGGGAGAGGTTGCTTGCGCTGTGGAGCTGGCTCTGGCGACTTCGGGATAGAGCAGCGGACGACAACGGTGTAGCGCTCAACATGGCGACACCTTTAGACGGGAAATGCAGCTTCTGTAAGCGTCCGCGAAACGAGGTAAAGAAGCTTGTGGCTGGGGCGTCCGAGGATGTTCACATCTGCGATCGTTGTGTCGCAAACATCGGCACCGTGCTGTCGAAGCTCAAGGTAGATGCGAGAAGGTCCTCGGCACCAGCAACGCAGGAGTCGGCGCTGAAGAAACCGCGTGAGATTGTGGAGTTCCTTTCACGGTCTGTGATCAGCCAAGACGAGGCCAAGCGCGAGATCGCGATCGCGGTATACGAGCACTACCGCCGCCGGCAGGTTGTTCAATCGGGCGGTGTGATTCAGCTCGATGGTGAGCCCGTGGAGCTTGAGAAGAGCAACATCCTGATGCTTGGTCCGTCCGGGACGGGAAAGACCGCGCTCGCACGCGCGGTGGCCAAGATGCTCGAGGTTCCCTTCTACGTGGGTGACGCGACCCGTCTAACCCAAGCGGGCTATGTCGGAGATGATGTTGAGTCGCTTCTACAGGGACTGCTCGCGGATGCCGGCAATGATATTCAACGAGCCCAGTGGGGAATCGTGTTCATTGACGAGGTCGATAAGCTGGCTCGTAAATCCGGACGCAACGCATCGGGCTATCGTGATGTATCCGGCGAAGGCGTCCAGCAGTCGCTACTCAAGCTCATTGAGGGGTCCGTTGTCCCGCTCCAAAAGGGGCGAGGCACAACCACTCCCACCACAACGATGATCGACACCACGAACATTCTCTTCATTTGCGCTGGGTCGTTCGCTGGCGTTGAAGACATCATCGCACAGCGACTCAACAAGGGAACGCGGGTGGGTTTCGGTGGAGACCTACGTCGCGAGTACAGCAAGAGCGCGCTCTATTCAGCAGTGACCGTCGAAGATGTCCAAGACTTTGGGCTGATTCCCGAGCTTGTTGGGCGGCTCCCGGTGTTGACCTCGACGTATGAGCTGACCGAGGAAGAGATGGTCGAGATTCTCACGGCGCCGATGAATTCTCTCTGCAAGCAGTTCCAAGCGCTGTACTTGCTGGACGGGATCGATCTCCAGTTCGAGCCAGCGGCCTTGCGAGAGATTGCTCGTGAGGCCAAGCGACGTTCGACCGGCGCTCGAGCGCTGCGGTCGATTCTCAAGTCTGTATTGAAGCCGTACTCGTATGAGGCTCCCAACGACTCCGATATCGTGGCCATCCGCATCACCAAGGAGGCGGTGACCCATCCAGGAGCCGCCATTGTTGTGCGTCGCTCGATCGCGCAAGGCTAGGCTCCCGTCTGGTGTAATTGTGGAAATGCAAAGACTGCCGCGCAGTGGCTTGATCGAGCGAGTTCCCTATAGCCTGTCGCGATATACGGACCTGCCGGGCACGACACCCAAGTGGCGCTGGTTTGAGGAATGCCTCTCGATCCAGCGGATGATCGCTTTCGACCCCAAGACCAGCACTCCAAGTGTTTGGTCGTTGGCTCCGAGCGACACCTTGTCTCTTGTGTTCTGGACTAAGGATCCTACCAACCTCATAGCTAGCCAATTGAGGCTACAGCCGTACAACGTCGTCATACACATGACGGCCACGGGGTGGCGTGAGGTCGAAAAGGGCGTGCCCATCATCGCGGAAGCAGGGCGGCTCCTCGTGGAGGCCAGTCGGGCATTCTCTCGTGTGCACTGGCGGTTCAGTCCTATACCGCTGATTTCAGATCAACTCGTGATCGAGCGCTTCAAGCGGCTACTAGACTTCGCGGTACAGGCGGGGCGCGAAGAGGTCTATGTGTCGTTTCTCCAGCCGAACGACATGATCGCGGAGACTCGCTCGGCCGGAGCGCGATTTGATCTGCTCAATCGGCTGTCCGAGGTGGCGCGGCCGCTGCGCGTGGTGCTGTGTAAGGATGATCGCTCGCTCGACGAGTGGCAGGGAGCGCGATACTCATTAGGCCCGTGCGTGCCCACATCAGACTTCCGTGTGGGAGAGTTATCGCTGGAATCGTGTGAGTGTGTGTCGATGGTCGATCCGTTCAGCCTCAATGAGTCGTGCGGCTACGCGTGTCAGTACTGTTATGCCGGGGATAAGGCGCTAGCGGCGCGAAAACGCAACTCGGTCCGTGGCCTCCCACTGTACCGGGATCGCTGAGGTATGAGCACTGATCTTGATTCTCCGAACTTTTCGGATGCGGAAGCGGAGAACGCCATTCAAGTGGACTCGGTAGACTGCGTGATCGCGGAGCTAAGAGAGAGACGTTGCGAGCAGTGCGAAGACCGATTGTTCCCTACTTTGCACGAACAGCTACGGCGCTCTGGCGCGCTGTACTGGCGGGTGAGACTTGCGTGCTCACGTAAGCATCGGGCGTCTTTGGTGTTTAAGGTGGGTTCTCATCAAGCGCTGCTGCCTACTTGACTTGTGAGATCTAGCTATTAGGGGCCGATTGACGTGCAATGAGGCTCTCTATATATGATTGCGCTTCTATTTGGCCTACCACTTAGGTAGGGAGGTAACTATGCCTTGTGCTTGCTGTAACAGCAGTCCCTGTGATTGCGTCGGAGCCGGCGTGCCTGAGCGGGTGACGCGCTGCGATCGCTACGTGCCGGGGACCGAGAACGTCTGGGTGGAGAGAGGCTGCAGTGCCAACGATGTCACCGCTCGGGGTGTCTGCATGTTGGATACGATGACTGACGCGCAGATTTCTTATTGTCTTGAGAGAGATGAACGGGCACGTGCCGATCTATTGGCCGTCACATCTGATCCTCGCCTGCTTGAGCTAGCTCGCACTGTTCCGCAGCTCCCCAAGGTTGAACTCACGGATGTAGAGCAAGCTCTACTGAACCAGCCGAACAACGTCGGTTCGATCCCGTTCTATGCTCTGTTCCGTGGACAGCCGCCATTCGCGCAGTAAGCCGAGAGAACTATGAATCGTCACACCCGCCGTGCTGCGGTCGCGAAGAACAAGCGCTTGGTTGCCTCGTTGGCAGAAATCTCGGGGACGGCAGAGAAGCTGCAGCCGTTTCTTGGGCAGATCAATGCCTTGCAAGAGCAGTTGGAGCATGCGCTCGGGCTGTTGGCGCAGACGCGCGCAGATAATGAATCGCTCATGAAGGCTCTGAACGTTCAGCAGGCGGTGTATTACAGGCTGTTCGCACAAGGCATGGGCGTCTCGCTGGATAGTGTTCTTTCGATGGTCGTGGCAATTCAAGCTCAGCTCATGGAAGGAAACACCGATGGTATCGAGACCACTGAGACCCCAGAACCCGAACCCGAAGACCATTCAGGCACCCGAACGTAAAATAGATTGGCAGCGGCTCATGCAGGCGACCATTCAGCGTGCCGAGCAAGTAGGAAGTTCTCAGGTGTATGGCTTACGTAAAGCCCTTGCAGATGGGGTGTCTGAGCGATTCCTAAGGCGTCTCGGAATCATCCACGAGGGTGACATTGATCGGGAGTTCCCTCTGCCTAAGCGTGAGACTAAAGGCTGACCTTCTTTGGGTGTGGGCAGGAAGCTCACTAACAATATGGAGATGTCTATGAACGCGGAAGTGTCGCAGGAGACGACCGCCGGTGCGCGTCTTGATCTCAGTGCTCGTATTGCGGCGCTGGAGACTAACTTCGAGCAGCTGAAGACCAAGCGCCTTGAAGCGGAACAAGTCATCGCTGCCGAAGAAGAAGCCATCCAAGAGCTACTTAGGCAGGTGGCGGCGAAGCGAGAGGCGATCGCTTCTGCAAAGAGCACGGTGACGGATATTGAGGCTCGCTTCTCGATTATTGCGGATGTAGTCAACCTTGACCGGGTCGTCTCGGTCGAGGGCAGCATCGCAGAGCGTACTTTGCAACCTACGGTGCCGCCCGATGCGCCATCCGAGCCCGATTCAGAGAGGGCTCCCTCTCCATCGTCCGTGGAGCCGGTGCCCTCTCTGGTATTCGAGCCCGAGGAGCTTGAATCGGCTGCGATAGCGGAGCCTGAGCCGGCGCCTGCGACTGAGCTGAGTGCGGCTACCGGTCCAGCAGAGCCACAACGGCCGGCTCGACCAGCCGGCCAACCCAGGCCACGTGTCGCCAAGCGTAGCGCGAAGACGGTTCCAGAGCGCGTAGCCGATGTTATGGGAGAAGGTATCTGGGACGCCGGAAGCCTAGCTGAGGTCTTGTCTCAATCGGGAGAGAGCCTGAAATCAGGGAACCTACGGACCTACATCTCTAATGTCCTGAACAGCACGAAGATTCATGTCCAGGGACCCGATGGTATGGATCTACGGAAGCCGGATGGTGAATTTGTTCAGGTGAAGAAGTTCGTTGCCGTTGAACGGGGAAAATACCGTGTGGCGACTCCTGATGAGATTCAGCGTGAGGTTCAGAGTATTCTTGGTGCCGAGGCTGAGGTGGCTGAGGTGGATAGCCAATCCCAGCCGTGCACGCCAGCTGATGTTATGTTCAAGGAACAGGGCATCGATATTGGGCCTGTTGTCAACGCTCAGCATTGAGGGTAATGGCCGTGGAGGACTTTATCGATGAGTAAAGACTTCACAACCATTGTGGTGATCTACCAACGACCAAAAGAGCACCCTCAGGGCTATGTGGTGCGCCGCTGGTATCTCCTTGTCGGCTACGAGCCGTTTCCAGCAGAGAGAGCTGACTACTTTGATGCACGCGAACAGGCGCGGGCGTGGGTGGAGAAGAACCACCCGGAGCTGATACGCCTGCCTCCTATCCCGTGTGATGATCCGGCGATTTGTGACACGTACCTCTGAGTGAGGTTGTTTGATCGGTGTAACTATGGAATGTGGAGGCCGGTGATTTAATTCAATGGCGTGGTCAAGTATGGCTGGTACGCAAGGTCGATCGAGAGCTTGCGACAGCGGTCGTCGAGACAGCGCGCAACATGGAGGTCATCGCCTCCGACGCAGATAGTACCGGTGTATGCCAGGTCTGGTGTACTCCCCCGCGCCAATGGCCGAGTGTATCGCTGCCGTTACGACCAAGGCCAAGTCGATTGGTTCAAGTCCTGCAAACGGGGCGAGCGCTAGAGCGGTTCACCGAATGGGTGCGGCTCGACGCCTTTCAGAATGGCGGGGCGTTGTATCTGAATCCGATACTCAACTTGCACTATGGCGATCGCCTGACAGCGATCTTCGCTGAACCGAGCGGTAGCTTTGTTGCGCTGCCTCTGCAGATACCGCGGAACTTCAGCCCACTGCCGCAGCGCAGACCACCAAGGGCGCCGGTGCGTGACGATCCAACTGAGCCAAGCTTTGAGCCCAAAACAACCCCGAAGCTCTTTGCGCGACTTCGCAAGAGGGATGAATGAGACGGCTACCCGTGGTCGCAGAGCGAGCTATCGCTGAGGTCAAAGCGCTGCAGATTGAGGCTGACCAGAGGTACCACCGATCGATGGTCACGGGGGATGTGCGGACATCATGCCGTAAGGGATGCGCGCATTGTTGCTACCATCCGTTTCTCATCTCGATCGCGGAAGGGGTGCTTCTTTATCGTTGGTTGGTTGAAACGGGGCAGTGGACATCTGACCTGCGTCGGCGGGTTGAGGAAGTCCGTAGTAGGGTGCTCGGGCTGGCATTCGATGTATGGCTTCTTAGCGAGACCCCTTGTCCTTTGCTGAAGGACAACCTGTGCTTGGCATACGAGGGACGGCCACTTCGGTGTCGAACCATGTACTCGGTGGGGCTACCGGAGATGTGTCGGCCTGCGGAGCTAGGCGTGGTTACGGCGCTGTTGCCGAACGCCGACTTTCTCATTGGGTTTGGGTTGCGAACTCAAGCTGTGCTCCAGAAGGCTGGTGTCCCGGAAGGGCGGTTGATGCCACTCGCAGAAGCTCTTTTGCTTGGGGAAGGCATCGACAACGGAAAGCTTGAGCTGAGTGAGTCGGATGCTCAGCACCTGAGAGACCTGATTCATGGATGAAGCCAAGCAGTGTTGTATGTGCAACCAGGAGTTTCTCCTGGGGGAGACGATCCGTTTGACGGATGAAGAAATGGCTGTGCTGGGCCCGTTTGGAGAACGGGAGCTGCATTATTGCGAGAGCTGCCTCAAAGCGTGCCGCAACCTTCAACAGGGGGCGAGTATCCAAGCCGGGTTGTTCGAGAGATTTCTCCGTAGCTCTGGGGTGACGAACGCGAAGCGCCTGGCGGAAGAGTTCAAACAACGTCTGTTGAACGCTGCAAAGAGAAAGCTCCAATGAACATTACCGTCGAAGATCACCTGAAGGCATACCGTGAGCAACATGGCGAAGATGCTTGGCGAGCTGAGGTTAGGCGGCTTGCATTGGCTGCGTTGCGTACGCATTCCGATAAGGTTGTGGCGTTCTGGAAGGCGCTGACCAAAGATTACGATTGGCTGGAATGGGCGGAGCTAGAGGTGCAAGCGGAGTCCACGGGCGAGGCCCCTAGTGCTGATCGTTTGGTCGCAGAAGCCCTCAAGCGGCAAATGCCGGGGATCCGTTCCCAAGCCCAGTACGATGCTGTTGTCGGGGCCATGGAGGCAGTTCAATTGGTCGTCAATGCCCTATTGGAGCGTGACGCTGTAGGGGAAAGCGATGCCCGTAAGGTTCTTGAGAAGGCCCTCGAGGCCGTTGCGAAAGCCACCGAGGTGACGATGAAGCTCGCGGATGTCCCTGAAGCCGCGTCGAGTGATGCCTCCAAAGCATTCAAGGCAAGTCCCGCTCAGTTTCTCGAGTCTGATGTACAGGCGGAGCTGCTTCAGGAACTCGCGATCATCAGCACCCGAAAAGCGCTCGACGTTTGGTATGATGAGACGCGTGGGAAGCGTGAGCAGATTGTTGATCGAGAGCTTCGAAATCAACTGCTAGACAGTATCCGGGCCAAGTACAGGACGTTTCTGTGAGCGCGAGACTGTGGGCTAGCCAGCGGTAGGTCGGCGGCAGGAAACGGCGAGGAATGTGCGGCGAAAGCGGCGAGCGTGGCATTTGCGCGGTGTAATGCTCAGCATGTTAGACCTCACTGCTCTGAAGGATGTGACTGACATCGTGTGTCATGACAACTGTTCTGACGGCACCATGTCGGCCATACTGCTGCAAGATGCTTTGCCCGCCGCGCGTATTCACTTCTGCGGGTATGGCTTAGCGCATGAGCGCCTTGAAGCGCGCCCTAACATGCTGTTTTGTGATTTTCATCCACACGAGTCCACGTATCGGAGGTTTGTTGATGCGGGTGCCATCATCCTTGATCATCACAAGAGTGCAGCAAACATCATAGAGGCGTTCGGGTCCCGTGGAGTCTTCGCGGATGAATCGCGAGAGCCTGGCGTCAGTGGGGCCGTGCTAGCGTATCGTCACGTGTGGCTGCCCTTAAAGGAGGAGCGTTGGGCGAGCTATGGTGTTTCGAGCGGGGTCCTGGCAGAGATTCGCGTTCATCTTAGGGAGGCAGAACGCGCACGAGCTGAGTCGTATGCACGACTCATTGGGATCCGTGATACTTGGCAAAAGCATGACCCGGACTGGCTACGGGCGTGTGAGCTGAGTGAGTGCCTGCGCTTCTTTGGGCAAACCAATTGGATGATTCCGGACCCATTTGCGATGGACCGTTCAGATTGGTGGGAGGCGCGGATCGCGGTAGGGATTCGGCTGGTGGAAAAGCAAAAAGGAGACGCTTCAAAGGCTTGTTGAAGGCGCGTACCGTTTCACCAGCGAACGCGGAACACGGGTGTTGATGTTTTCGGGCGTCTCGTACACAAGTGATGCGTGTGAGCTGGTCAAAGACGATGCTGATTTGATCGTTGGGTTTGACTTCCTGCCTATGGAGGATGGGCAAGCGCCATTGGCGTTTTCAACTCGGACCTACCGCCGCTATGACTGCGCTCGGTTCTGCAAGA